TTACGATTGGTTCTGATTTCATATGCAATATCTTTTCAGTTAATGCAATAAGTCTTTCAGCTTTTTGAATTGGAGTTTCGTTATTCATTGTAAAGTATTTTAGTGAAATTTAATTAATGAGAAAAAGAGGACTAACTGTCCTCTTTATTAGTAATCTAAATGTTCGCTGTTAGCAGATTGAGTAATTGGATTACTTTTCATTTCTTCAAACTGAACATGTAAAGGAATGTTGTTAGACCTTGGTTCTTTATAATAGAACGGTGGTTTTTTTAACTTATCCCAAATGTCATTGATCTCACGATCGAAATAATTAGCAAGCTCAATTGCATCATCAAGATTACTTATCTCTATTGCAACTAATCCTGGATGAGAAGTAATCCCTCCAGAACACATATCTTCACAAGCTGGTATATGATTTACATTACCATCTTTATCGGTAAACTTAATAACATTGTACATAATCAAAGTATTTTAGTAAAGTTTAATTAATAAGAAAAAAACACAACCATTAGCACTTAACCTACTCACTTGATCAGTTTGTAAGAGCCAGTCTACCAGCTTCATCGAGTCATATAACTAAATTGTTATTCATCTCCACTATAATGGTTGTGTAATAAATTTGTAGTATCACTACTACAATGTCAAGGTACTAAGGTGATAAATATTATATCACTCCTTGACTTTAAAAGAGATGTTACAGGAATCGAACCTGTATAAACCATTAACATCTAAAAAATAAACAACAGTCTCAATCTATTACCGACTATACGGCTGAATGGTCATGAGGCCAGCTGATGAATTACACACCATAAACCTGTTGTTTAATAGAAATACCATAGGAATCGAACCTATATTAACCATTAGTATTTAAAAAAACAGAAGAATATACTATGTTGTGCACACATATTATACTTTTCTGGAGCTATCTATATCAAGTGGATTGCTCAAGAGTTCCACTTAGTTTATTTACAAATATCCTTTATATAATTCTAATTGAATAGAATGATAGATAGGATAGTAATACAACAATAAGGATTGAGTGGTGTGTATCGCTCGCTATCACCTGAACAATACACAACACTCTACCTAATTTTATTGTAGTAAAGCATACTACCAAACAGAAAGAGCCCCTAAGGGCTCTCACTACTTCGGTTCCAACCAGTTGAATCTGTTTCCATCATCATCAAAAGATGGGACAACGTCCCAATCTTTAAGGTCGAAGCCCTTGATTGGTCCAATCTTTGTTTTGTTGTCTGCAAGACGGACAAAATAATACTTGTCAGCGTTCACGTTGCCAAGCATAGTTTTCTTAATTTCTTTCGTTTGGACGTGTCCAATGAAATTTCCTGCATCCGTTTCGTTAATTTTTAATAATTCAGCCATAGTGAGCGTTTTTTTGTTTTAATTATGAAGGTCCCTCCATGGGACTCTCTCAATTCCAAGGGGGAGTTTTAAAAAAGGACCCTAACACTTATTATCTCTCACAAAAAATTTCCCCCAAAAAAAAATACTCAAAAATTATATACACATGTTTTGTGTACACATTATTTATGTATATCTTTGAATGTACAAACCGTACAATATGACAGATCAACATGTAATAAAAGCTTTATATAGGAATGACAAGTTTATTAAGGACTTGCCTTCTCATAGCATTTACAAGAAGTTTTTTTACAGAGATGATTTCACTAATGACGAGATCATTTTATTTGAGACTATATTAGAGTTGCAAAAAGTACATAGGTCCAAAGAGATAACATATACGTTTGAAAGGCTGAAACCGTTTACAAGGATGACAAGAAGAAAGTTTGAGTCCACTCGTAAAAGTTTAGAAGATAGAAAACTGCTTATTGTAAAACGCGCTGGATTCAAAGCACCTATTACGTATAGGATTGATGTGCACTACATAAAGAATAATTTAACCAGGGTGTATGATCTTGAGAAGATACCAAAAGATAATCTTGCGAGTTTGCACAAAGATATAATTACTTGGTTCTCAACATAATGTACGAAACGTACAATACATGTACAAACCGTACACCATTACCAATATATATTATAGTTAGTAATAATGTAATAATGTACACTTTGTACAATGTGCAAAACGTACATTGTGAAAATAATAAAAAAGCAGTACATATATTTGGTGTATCTAAATTTTATACATAGTTTTGGTGTACATACTAAATTGAATGAATATGGAAAGTACAGAATTAAAAGAAAGTAAGAGCGCAGTAAACTTTACTCCTTATCCTGGTACAATAGCACTATTGCCACCAAGTAACATCTTCCCAAGTGGAGACTTTGTTTTAAGTAAAGAACAATACTTAAAGCAGATTGATGATAAGGCTCAAGAAGCCGCTACTGGAGAACTGGTAATTGCAGCAGTAGGAGAAGGGGTTAGCTTTATAGAGGTGGGAGATATTGTTTCATTACAAAACCATAGTCGTATTCAAAAATTAATAATTGATTCTTCTAATGCAAACAGACCAAGTGTATTTTGGATTGTAAGAGAATCAGAAGTTTTATGTAAGCATGACAAGGATTTCAATTGATGACGCAATTTTATATGAAGGCGTCCTTTATGTAATTCATGAGGGCGCACTTTATATGTACGACAGTGAAATAGAAAGTATTGTTTTAACAGAATCACCTGCACAAGCATGAAAATTCAAGAGATAGCAAAAAATAGACTTGACTTATTATCTAAAACATTTGAAAGATTAAATAGCAAAAATTTAATTAAGGGTAAAGATATAAATACGTTTATTACTATGTGCTTAAACGCGCAAGAAAACGGTAGGTTAGTAGTTAGTAAAAGCTTAAGGTATGAATTTGAAGAACTGTTAGGAATGACTACACAATCTATGACCAACTCTATCGCCAGGTTAAAGAAGAATGATTTCATTGAAGGTGAAAGAGGTATTTATATTTTAAAGCCAGAAACACTTTGGGGTGGTAATAAAAAATCAAGAGAACAGTTCTTTACAGAAAGTAGTATTTTTAAAATAGAGATTAAAATGAAATAGGGATATGGAACTACGTTTAAAAACAGATAAGAAAGATCACATTGATAAATACTTACGTGTTTGGAATGGTCTTATGAAACTAACAGGTAAGGAGTTTGAGGTAACAAAAAGTTTACTCGAATTATACTTAGATGTAAAAAACAGTGGTGTTAAAGAACCATACCTTTCAGAGATTATATTCTCTACTAAAAAGTTAAAGCCTATAAAAGAATTGCATAAATTGAATCATGCAAATTGGTATACAATAAAAAAGTCGTTACTTTTAAAGAGAGTGCTTTATGAGAACGAAGGATTAACAATCAATCCCAAGCTTATACCTCAAACTGAAATAACTTTTAAATTTTTAATTGATGAGTGAAGAATTACTAAAAGGACTTGAACCAGAGGACACTTCAAAAATGAATCGTTCTGAAAGGAGAAAAAGAATTAAATTTTATAAGAAAGAATTTGATACTCATAATAAAAATAAACCTTTGTTTGACATAAACATATTTGATGATCTTTCAATACAGGAATGTGAAGTAAGGCAAGAAAAATTAAAAGCTTGGGTAACAAGATACGGTACGTTGTTAATGAAATTACAAGAACTTGAAAAAAAATAAGTTTAAAAGATTATAAAACGTATAATGAATAATATAAAAAAAGAGTGTGAAACAAAAAATGCATTTCAAAAACTTGAAGACATAGACTTACAAATAGGGCATTCTCCTGGATATGATGAAAGTGTAGAAGGTGAAGCTGTAACAGAAGATACCAAGTATGGGAAAAGTAATAGACAATCTGGAATTAATAGAAGAAAACATTTGGGACTTACACCCAAGTCTTAAAGTAGCTGGGGCATTTAAGGATATTTATAAGTCTGATAAATCTACAAAGAAAAATAATTCTTCTAAATTGTTATGGACAGTTGCCTTAATTTGGGATAGAGATTCAAAGTATTATAATCTGCCTGAGTTTGGGGAAGACTCTAAAGTAGACTTATTGTTTGAAGATGTTTATGGAGATAAGAATTATTATAAAAAGAATAAGGCTAAAATAAATAAACTAAGAATATTTTATTTAAAGCTTCAAGAAACTACAGCTCGTAGATCTTTAAGGGAAATAGAAGAAAAGTTAGAACAGCGTTCTGCTTTTTTAAGAGATACCGATTACGACATTGGGATAGCTAATGAAAGAGGTCAATGGATTGGTAACACTGCTTCCATGTTAGATAAGATGCTTGCCGATACTAAAAAGATTTATGATCTTTATGAACAAGCAAGAAAGTTAGTATCAGACGAAGTAGAGAAAGGACAAGCAATGGGAGGTGGTCAAGAATCTTTATCAGATACTGGTGAAATATGAAAAATCCTCATCAAGAAAAATACGAAGAGTTATCTGAACAATACGGTGTACCTGTTAATATAGTAAAGTCTATTGTAGATTCTCAGTTTGCTTTTGTTGCAAATATTTTACAGTGTGGTAATGACGAACAAGTTAGACTACAATTTTTAGGAACGTTTGGTGTCCCTAAAGGTAGAAGAAAAAAGATTGATGAAAAGAAACTACTTGCAAAAAAGATGAGGGATGAAAAAAAAAATAGATAAAAGAAACAATCAAGATACGTATAAGGATGAAAAAAAACATTCTAAGTATGTTTCTAATATACATTTTTTACATGATATCATAGACTGGCATCCTTTGTCAATTAATTATAAAACATATTGGAGGGAAATAAAGAGAAGATGTATGGAGGGTTTTTGGCACGATGGGAAGTGGATGCCAGGCCCTTTATATTGGTATGTTAACCTTTGTAAAATCCGATTAAACAAAACAGAATACTCTACAACAAAGGTTTTAGCTAAACCATTTCTTAGAGATCTTGAATGGGAAAAATCATATGTTATTATGGAAGCACGTGGCTTCTCAGGCTTTATAGATGATGATGATATTACTTGTTGTATAGAAGTTTATCTGTATAACAAAGAAAAAAAAGAAAACCCTAAGACAGAAATAGAAGACTTTAAAATTCCAGCTAATTGTTTTAATTCCAAAAACGAATTAAAGAGATTTGAAAACCCAAGACAATACATAAGAAAAACACATACTAAGAATTTAGGTAAACCATTGTTTTACAATAACGCCTGGAATGTTATAGATATAGAGTGTCGAGGTGGTGGTAAGTCTTTTTGGGGAGCTAATGGCTTAGTCTCACACACATACCACATGGATGGTATGTATGACTATGATGAATTTGTAAAATTAAGAGAAGAGAAAACACCAGCTGTAGTAGAAGTTATGGTAGGTGCAATAGATCAAAAATATACAGTCGATCTATTAGATAAAATAGCATTAGGTTCTGATAACCTTGCAGGGGACAGGTATTTAGGAGAAAACTATTATAGATGTCCATTATACAAAAGACATACAGGTTCTTGGTTCTCGGGTAAGAAATTTATAGAGAATAAGTACGATGTAAAGATTGGAGGTGATTGGCAGAAACGTGGATCTGGTTCTAAGATATATCACCGGTCTTTTGGTGACAATCCTGAAGCAGGAAATGGAATACGTACATCTCTTGCTGTATTAGAGGAAGTTGGTTTCCATTATAACTTAAGAGATTCACTTGCGTCTATGAAAGATACTGTTTATGACGGTACAAGAAAGTTTGGTACGATATATATGTTTGGTACTGGAGGTAACATGGAGAGTGGTAAGTCTGAAGAAGCAATGGAGGTATTTACTGATCCGGAATCATATGACTGTTTAAATTTCCAAGATGTTTGGGAAGATGGTGGTGATATAGGATTTTTTGTACCATACGAACTTGGTTTAAATCAATTTAAAGACGAAGAAGGTAGAACTGATATAATAGGAGCTACAAAGTTTGTAGATAAAAAAAGAGATAAGCTTGCTAAAGGAAGATCTAAACAACCATTGTATAAAGAGATGCAGAACAACCCCCGGGTCCCGTCTGAAGCGTTTCTTATTACAGAATCAAATATATTTCCTGTAGGTGAATTAAAAGAACATGTCAATTGGTTAAAAGCTAATCAACATGATGGTTTTGTTAAAGGACAGAACGGAGAGCTTGTTTGGATACAAAAAGAAAACGGAGATAAGCCAGAAATATCATGGAAGCCAGATTTAAAGGATAAGTTAAGTCCTACATGGTATAAAATGAAAAAATCTGACGATACTACAGGATGTGTACAGATTTGGGAACATCCACAAGCAGAAGAAGGTCGTGTACCGTGGGGACTGTACGTAGCAGGAACAGATCCATATGATCAGGATAAGTCTGTAGCCACTGCTTCGCTTGGTTCTACTTTTATCTATAAAACCTTTCATACAAAGAAAGGTATATATGAATGGCCTGTTGCAGAGTACACTGGTAGACCGGATACAGCAGCCGAACATCATGAAAATGTAAGGAAGTTATTAATGTATTATAACTGCCTTGATTTATATGAGAATGAGAGAAATACATTGAAGATGCATTTTGAACATAAAAATTCTCTATATTTGTTAGCAAAGACTCCTACGATACTTAAAGCTACGGAGAGGTCTAAGGTAAACAGGACTTATGGTATTCATATGACCGATCATATAAAAGATGAATTGGAAATATATACTCGGGACTGGTTGTTAAAAGATGCGGGGGATGGGAAGTTAAACTTACACAAGATATATAGTATTCCTTTATTGGAAGAACTTATATATTATAATCGTGTGGGTAACTTTGACCGTGTTATTGCATTTATGTTAACTATATGTCATAGGTTAATGAACTACAATTTTAAGGTTGAAGAAGTAAAGGAAGACAGATTTAAAAAGTTAATTGATACAGACGACTTTATGAAAAGAGCTATGAATAAAGGGTTTTTTAATAATTAAATAATATGAGCAATTCTAACAGTAATCATGTGTATTCCACAATGCCATCACAAAAACTTTCTTTTAGTAAAAAAGTAAAAAAGTGGAGAGAAAGTTGTGTAGAAGCAATTTGTTCTATGGGCGGTAGTGGAAACTCAAATGGTAAAAGTTCTCATGAAAGAAAACAAACAAACTACGATTTAGTTAATTCTATTATAGATGAAAGTGACTTTAAGTATGTGTTAGATCCATACGGACTTGGAGACACTGATCAAAAAGGAAAGCCTGCAAAAATGAGAGATATAAATCTCATTGTAAATAAAATAAACAGATTGAAAGGGGAGGAGATGGAAAGACCTTTTAATTTTCAAGTGTATGCTGTAAACGGAAATGCTGTAAGTGAAAAAGAAAAGAAAGAAACCGAAATGGTTCTTTATGTAGCTCAAGCTAAAGTTGCGGCAATGCTTGGTATTCCTCAAGAAGAAATGATGAATCCTGAAACAGGAGAGATGGAACCGCCACAAAGTTTCGAAGGTATTGACAAATGGAAATCTTCTTCATTAAGAGATATAAGAGAACAATGGGGTAATGATATACTCGAATATTTAAAGTATGAAGAGCAATTACAATCAAAATTTAATACTGGATGGGAGCACGGCTTAATTGCAGCTGAAGAATATTATTACATTGGTATATCAAACAATCAACCTAAAGTAAGAACATGTAATCCTATTATGTGTGAGTTTGATAGAAATCCAGATAACATGAATATTGAAGATGGTGATTGGTTTAGAGAAGAAAGACTAATGACTACTGGTCAAATATTAGATGAGTTTAGTGAGTATTTAACAGAAGCGCAAGTAAAGAAATTAGATGAAGGAGATTTAAAACGAGGATTGTCTAATCAAATGCAGCCTGGTTTTGCATATCATCAATCTGACTTTAAAAACGATAAAGGTAGTTCAAGAAACAATGCTAATTCTAATCAACATTTAGTACAACATGTAGTATGGAAGTCAATGAAAAAAATTGGTTTTGTAACATACTTAAATGAAAATGAAGAAGAAACAACAATGGTTGTTGATGAAAGTTTTAAGATGAGACCTGAAATGAAAGAAGCTGGTTACTCTTTGGAATGGCAATGGATAGGAGAAGTTTGGCAAGGTACTAAGTTAGCAGATGGGGATTACGTAAACATTGAACCTTTACCTAATTATAATTCTTCTATGGATGATCCAGGAAGATGTAAATTACCTTATGTTGGTAAAGTATACAATGCTACAAACTCAATACAAACATCACTCGTTGATTTATTAAAACCCCATCAGTATTTATATAACATTATCTGGTACCGTTTAGAAACAGAACTTGCTAAAGCAAAAGGTAAGAAGATGGTAATGGATATTGCTCAAATACCAAGGTCCGAGGGTATTGATTTAGACAAGTGGATGTACATGTTTGATAACTTAGGTATTGCTTTTATCAACTCTTTTGAAGAAGGTAAAGAAAAGTTCCAAGGTAAGACATCACAGTTTAATCAATTCTCAAATATTGATATGGGACTGTCTTCTGCGGTAGGTCAGTATGTAAACATTCTATCTAAAATAGAACAATTGATGGATAGGATTGTAGGTATTACTCCACAGTCAGAAGGCCAAACGTTTGCTACTGAAACTGCTACTGGGGTAGCAACAGGTATTCAACAAAGTAGTTATATTACTGAACCTTGGTTTTATGTTCACAATGAAGTAAAAACTAAAGTTCTTGAATCTTTATTAGAAACAGCAAAATTTGCATATCCACAAAATAAAAAAGTACATTACATTTTAGATGATGTACAAAGAATATCTGCGGATATAGACATGGATAAATTTTCTGATTCAGATTATGGTTTATTTGTTACAAATTCAAGTAAAGAATCTAAGATGTTTCAGAAACTTGAAATGCTTGCAGACAGAGGTCTTCAAACAGGACAAACAATGTTTTCTGATATCATTAAGATGTTTAAATCTAATTCTATTAGTGAGTTGTCTAACCTTATGGAAGATGCCGAAGCTAAACAACAGCAACAATCTCAACAACAAAGAGAAGAAGATATGCAAATGCAACAACAGCAAATGCAAGCTCAAGCTCAAGAGAAAGCTGCTGAAAGAGAATTTACTGCAGATCAAAATGAGAGAGATCGTCAAGCAGATATTAGAAGGGCTGTTATTTCAAGTATGGGGTTTGATGAAGACATCCAAGGTAATGATGTTAATGACATGGTAGCCTATGGTAATCTTACTCTTAAGCAAATGGAAGCTGAAAGAAAAAACAATCTTGAAAATAGAAAGTTAAATCAAGAAACAACTGAAAAACAAAAAGACAGAAATCTAAAAGAAAAAGAAATAGACTCAAAAGAAAGGATAGAAAAACTTAAAGCTAAAACAGCATTAAAGAATCCTGTCTCTGGAGAAAAACCACCTAAGAGATGATAAATAAAAAATATAATCTTGGTAAAAGTAATATGATAAAAAGAGCCGATGGTTCTTCTTCTCGAAGGGGTTTGTGGGATAACATAAGAGCAAATGCAGGATCTGGAAAAGAGCCTACAAAGCAAATGTTAGAACAAGAAAAAAAGATAACAGCACGGAGAGGTCTTAAATATCCTGATGGTAAAGGAAAAAAGATTACAGGTTATGCTTATCCTATGGAAGAAGAACTTGGTATAGGAGGACAAGTTAATTATGGAAATACTAATTTGTCTGGAGATTTATCTAAATATTACAAAAATTTAAAAGTAAATCAAAACATACCAATTAATAAAAATTTAAATTTAAACTTAGGGTTTGAAAGTGGGAATATTAGTAAGTATAAACAAAATTCTGGAAAGTTTGAACCTGGTTTTAATGTAGGTTTAACAAAAACATTTCCTGATGGTAAAGGAGGAAATAAAAAAATAGTATATGTAGAAGATCCAGAACAATTTAAAATGGAGCAACAAGCAAGGACTGATAGTACCAGTTCAGCTCAACAAATGATTGATCTTAAATTAAAAAATAATCAAATATCTGAAGACTATAAAAAGCAAGCAAAATTAAATGATTCAATGACCGATGAGGAATATGAAGCAAATGATTTTGCAGCAGAAAAAAAGTTAAAAAATATTTCTGATTCAGCTTCTACAATAAAAGAAAGAATCGACATAAAAAAAGAATGGTCTGATAAAGGAATAGAACCTTCACGAACTGAGCAAGCAAAAATTAAAGGTGGGTTTACAAAGTTCGGTATGTATGATTTTCCTAAAACAACAGTAGAATTAAAAAAGAAAGAGAAGCCTGTAGAAGCTATTGTTAAAAAGTCTGTAGAAACTACCGCAGAAATTCCTGCCGAAGATAAATATTTTGAAGAAGGTACTAAATTAAAAGATGGTACTACAATGACAAAACTTGGTGAAACTATTAAAGATAAGCCAAGTTTTACAAGACTTATTAATGAAATAAAATATCCAACTGATCTTCCAGAAGAAGAGATTCAAAGTGAAGACAAAGAAGAAGGGTATTTTGAAAATAAAAATAATACAGGTAAAATAAAGTATATTACAGACGGTAGTGGTCCAACTAAATATTTTTTCATAAATTCAGATGGAACACAAATAGGAATAACAAAAGCCGAAGCTGAACGAAAACAAAAAATCGACAGCAATGTAAAAATAATAGATTTGTATAAAGTAAAAGGAACTAATAAGATGAAACAGGTAAAGAAAAAAATGCCTATGGGCATTAAATACAATAACGGTAGAAAAGGACAGTACACTTACAGTAAAGGTAAAAAGAAGTATCCTTTAGGTTTAGCATTAGGAGCTCTTGTAAAAGGTGGTGCAGCCGCAGGCGCAGGTGCAAGTGCAGGAGCGGCCGGTGGAGCAGCTGCAAGTGGTGGACTAATGAGTAAATTAGGTGGTGCTATGAAAAAATCTGGAACTGAAGGTAGTCCTTTAGATAAAGGACTTGGGATAGCTGGTAAAGGTTTAGGACTTGCTTCAGGAGTAGCATCAATAATGGGCCAATATGGAGCAAGTGGAAATGAAGATGCAAATAAAGTTGCTGGTATTTTTAATAATGCAAACAGTGTAACAAACACAATGCAAGGTGCTATGAAGTCACCACAAGATAAAATAAAAGAAAAATTAGGAATGAAGCCAAAGGCAGGTGCTAATGAAATAGTTCCACCTGAAAAAAGTAAGTTTGGTGTTAAAGGACTACCTGGTAAAGATGGGGCTACAACAGGAGATGTAGGAGTAGATCCAATATCAAAATTTGCTCCTCCAGAATTAAGAATGGGATTAAAATATAAAAACGGTAAAATGTTTCCTTATGGTAAATCGGGAGTTACTAAAACAAAAAAGAAAGAAAAAAAACAAAAACCTTCTTTTTTACGAATAGGTGGAAAATAAAACTTTTATATAAAAGTAAACTTTTCTCCTACTATATAAAAGTTTTACATATATAACGTATATTAATAACTTAACATATTATAAACAAAAAAAGTATATTTGATTATGGGAGAGACAGAAAATAAGACAGAAGACTCGTTCCTTGACATTTTTGAACTTGATCATACTAAGTATGAAAGCGATGAAAACTCTACAGCTGAAATAGAAGAAGAAGTTGTTACAGAAGGTCATGGAGGAGCAATTGATGCAATTGAAGAAGATGAAGATGATGACTCATCAGATGAAACAGTCACAGGAAAAGAGGCCGAGATAGAAGAAGAAAGTGAAGTAGATGTTCCTGTTAATGATGATTCAGACAGAGAAGTTACACCGATCCAAGAAATGATGGAGAAGTTTGCTGGTAGTGGTCTTTTAGAATTTGACGAAGATTCTGAATACGAGCCAAGTGAAGAAGGATTTAAAAGTTTAATTAAAGAAACGGTTGCGAGAAAATCTCAAAACGCCATTACAGATTTTAAACAAAGTCTTCCAGAAGAAGCTACTCAATTACTTGATGTTCTTGAAAGAGGTGGTACTCTTGAAGATTTTCAATCAATGCAGACAGAAGTTGATTTTAGTCAAGTTGATATAAGTAGCGAAAGAAATCAAGGCTACTTAATTGAAGACTGGATGAAATTACAAGGATTCGAAGATCTTGAAATTAAAGATAGACTTGAAAGCCTTAAAGATGCTGGTATTCTTCAGAAAGAAGCAGTACTTGCTCAAAAGAAACTTCATCAAAACAAATTACATGCTGACAAGCAAGTACTTGAAAAAATTGAATCTGATAAAGTAGAATACGAAGAAAGAATTGAAAAAGAATCTGTAGAATTTAAAAACACAGTTACTAATTTAAGAGAGATTCAAGGTTTTGCATTAACTGAAACAAAGGCTAAAAAGTTATATGAATTTATAACTAAGCCAAACAGTAAAGGCCAGACTAAATTTCAAGAGATGGATTCTGAAGAAAATAGATTGTTGTATGCAATGTTTGCAATGGATGGCTTTGATAAGTCAAAACTTAGTGAGCAAGTCGCATCAAACCAGGCTATTAAACTTAGAAAGAAACTTAACAATTATCGAGACGGAAATGTTAATCCAAAAGGAAAACAAAATAAACAATCAAAAGGTGGAGGTATTGATATACCTTGGTCTTTTTAATTAAAATATTAAAAATTAAAAATTCAAATTATGGCAAGTAAAACTCAAGTATCCCCGTTACAGGTCTATCAAACGAGAGACTTCAACGGTTTATCAGAGACTAACCATTTGTCCAATGCATACCTTACTGAACCAGAAAAAGTTGGATCAGTATTAGCTTACGCTTTCGGTATTCAGGAAAACAATGTTCTTTCTCTATTAACCGGAGGTATTGGTAACACTCTTTATGTTTCAAACAGAGAGTACGAATGGGATCTACATTCTCAATCAGAAAAAGCAATCGAGTGTGTTGCTAATCCAACAGGTTCAGACAGCACACCAGGTTATGGTGGACAACCATTTAAAATCACATTAGCTGAAAAATGGTTTGATGTTTCTGACAATTTAGTTGGAGATGATGCAAAAACTCAAGTACACGTAATTTCAGAACCTTACCAGTCAGGTAACGGATGGATTTATACTGTACAATTAACAGATCCAAATCCTAAAATGTTTTGTGACCCGGCTTACATCCAAATGGGAGCAAGATGGTCTAAAGATTGGTCTTCAGTTGAAGAGTACTCAAACAAAGGTGGAGGACATGGTTTCTCAACTCCTTACAAACTACAAAATCAATTAACTACTTTAAGAAAGACTTACAAAGTTTCTCGTGAAGCGGCTAAAGCGGTTATGGTTGTTGAGTTATACGATCCAGCTGATCCATCAAAGAAAACTAAGCTATGGACTAAATTAGCTGAGTGGACTGCAATGGCAAAATGGTATAGAGAAACAGATAGATCATATATCTATTCTAAATACAATAAAGATACTCAAGGTTATGTTAAGCTTCAGGGTGAAAACAAAAGACCTATTTATCATGGTGCTGGTTTCAGAGAACAAATTTCTCCTGCAAACAAGCGTTACTATACAAAACTTTCTTATGAAATCCTTGATGAGTTTTTATTAGACTTATCTTATGCAGCTTCTAAATGGGGTGGAGATCACAAGTTCGTAGCGTTAACTGGTAAAATGGGTATGAGAGAGTTCGATAGAGCGATCAAAGAGTACGCAAAAGGTAATAACATTACTGTTACTAATACAGGAACGTTTATTACAGGTAAGGGTGATGAATTAGGATTCACTGGATACTTCAGAACGGTAACGTTTATGAATGGTATTGAGTTGACTGTTAAGGAATTTTCTCCGTATGATGACATCATCAGAAACAGAGATTTACATCCAATTACTAAAAAACCAATTGAGTCTTACAGATTTTCAATCTTAAACTTCGGTAGAAAGAATGGTAGAGCAAACATCCGAAAGGTTGCAATGAAAGATTCAGATATGGCTATGTGGCATGTTAATGGTTCAACAGATCCTTATGGAGGAGTTGCTAAATCAATTAGTATACAAAGGTCAAGTGGTATTGACGGGTATGAAGTTCACTTCTTATCGCAGTGTGGTATCATGGTTGAAGATCCAACATCGTGTGGAGAATTAATCTTAAGATCAATATAATATAATAAGGAGGGGGAAGGGATTTCCCCAACCCTCCTTTATTTTTGGGAAAGAAATTTAAAGAAGACAGAAAATGATAGTTACAGTAAAAAAACATGACCGTGAAGTATCATGGGGAGTAAAAGACAAAAAGACTGGTAAGGTTAAACCACAGTATGATAATACAGCAACCAAATGGGTTCCTGGTTTAAATAAAAGTACTGGCCAATTAAGAACAGGTTTAACACAAAAGGAAGAAACAAAATTTGAAGAAGAGTTAGGGCTCAACGAAGGTTCTTTGAAAATGAATGGTGATTTTTGGGATAATTTTTTTATTATTATTTCAGAAGAAGGTGTTCAGTTAGATACTGAAAACGTACCACTTCACAACTTGCAGTATCATGCTTTAAAAGCAGATCCTACAATTGCAACAACACAAGGTCAAATTAATGGGCCTGGTATTGAATTTATAATGGTTACTGCTAATGATGAAGCTAAAACTAAAAATAAAGAAAGAGATATTGTAGCAAAATCTTATGCTAAGTTTGCAACAATGACTCAGGACGAAGTTGCCAACGCATTATACATGTTAGGTGCTTATCCAGGAACTACTGATCCAGAAATTTGTAGAAATTTACTTGGAGACAAGTTGGAAAAGAATCCTGCAAAATTCTTAGCAATAATTGGAGATCCTTACTTTGAAGACAAGGTGTGGATTATAAAATTAGTTAAGAAAGGTATTGTAAGTAAAGATGGTGTTGGACAAGGTTATAATTTACCATTAAGATTTAATGATATTTTACTTGGAGATTCTATTGATGCTGCAGTAGCATATTTGAAATCAAAAGATAACCAAAACATTTTAATTGGTTTAAAGAAAGCTGAACAAGCTATTGATAAATTGTAAAGAATAAAAACAAATGACTATTGCCGAAATGCATTTAGAGTTCAAAATATTTAGGGATGCCGTTGATTCCAACGCATACCCTGAAATGTTGGACGAAGAAATTGACATCACTTTAAACGAGGCAATGGACAGAGTTGTAAAAACTCGCTATGGTAAAAACAATTTGTATAGAAAAGGATTTGAAGAAAATCAAAAGCGTACAGATGATTTAAAAGAACTTGTTGTATCAAGATTTCCAAATTTAACTCCTGTACCTCAGTACACAAGTGTTGGAAAAAATGTTTCTCAAGCAGATTTAAGTCTTGGAGGTTTATATAATGATGTTGGACTACTTTCGGGTGCTATAGAAGAGTACATGTTTTATATAAAAGGAGATGCATTTGTTTCAGGAACAGGTTGTAGTGGAACAAGATCTTCTATAAAGTTAGTACAACAAGATGATTTGTATACTCTTGGAAGCGATCCCTTTAATAAGCCAAGTGCTAATAATCCTGTTGGATTTTTTGAAGAAGGTAATTTATTTATTCAAGTTGGAGATAATGATACTATTAGCAATGTTTTAATTACATTTATAAAGAAACCAATAAGAATGAATCTTAGTACAACAACTGATTGTGAACTAAGTGAGCATATGCATAAAGAAATTGTACAAATGGCAGTAGATATTTCTCTTGAAAATCTACAATCACCAAGAGTACAATCAAACGTAAAGAATACACAGAGTATTGAATAAAAATTTTTTTTAATTATTAATCTTAAATTTAAAAGTTATGTCTAATTACAACAATGTAAACAGAGTGTTGATTGGAGATGGTATTACTACCGCTTCAGTTACACATCTTTCAGGTATCAAAAAAGGAGACCTTTTACTAATAGACGAAAGTAAAAACGTAATCGCAACTGTAGCTGCTGCTGCAGCATTACCGCGATTTGAAAAAGTAACTATCGCTGCAGGAATTGCAGACGGTATAGCGATTCTGTCTTCCCCAATTCAAGGCAACACTGTTTCGAAGTTCGAGGGTCTTGGAAAAGTCACTCCTTCGGAACAGGTTGTTACCTTGGGTTATAACGGAACAGCGTCTACAAGTATTCCTGCTGTTGCAGATACAGAATACAGATTGAGAGTCTTAATAAAAGATTCTGTAAGAGTTAATGGAATGCGTCAAACAATCGGTGATGTTAATTTCACTGCTGCTGGTACAGATAAAGCTAAATTGGCTTATTCTATTGCAGCTTTGTTTGATCAAAAAGATTATGGAGACAATTACATGTCTGACAAAATCAAATTAGAAAGAGTATCTAATGGTACTTATGCAGCTACTGCGGGTACTGCTGCTGTAGTTAAAGGATCAACAAAGGTTGCTAAAGCTGGAGTTACTTTTGGTGCAGTTGGTGCAACTGGTTTTGTTAGAATTGACACAGTTACTCCTACTGTTGCTTCCCCTGTATATGGGTTTACAGTAACTGCTGATGGAGAAATTAAATTAGATGTAGCTTACAAAGGTGCAACTGGTACAATTGCTGCAGCAAATATTAAATTCATTGCTTCAACTGGAACAGTTCCTACTGAATTTGGATTTAAATTAACTGCTGTTGCTCAGGATTCTGATGTAAGTAGAGCGGCTAATGAGCCATTTGATCAGTATGAGTTTATTAACTTTGACGCTGTATTCTCTACAACTGATGATTTAGCATCTGGACAAGTTTCTGCTACTGTAACAAAAGTTGCTGGAAATCCTGGACAAGGATACTGGAAACAAGTTGCTGACAGAGAAGAAGCTGCTAAAGGATACTTCGGAGATACTTCTAAAAGAAGATTCTACGATAAGAGAATTAACTCTGTAGTTGATCCAACTGTAGAATACAATTCAATTATTATTACTCATGCAGATGTACAAGGTGGAGACTTTCAAGGTCAATACTCAGCACCTCTTCAGACTGAGATCTATATTCCTACTGGAACAGCTCAAGCTGATGCTACTGCAGGTAACAACAAGTTTACAGCAAAACTTAATGGTTTCTTTGGAACTAAATTAGGATTCGCTGCAATTTCTTTCTAATAGAAAGGTTGTTTATAAATTTTTAAAAGGAGGGAGTTTTTATACTCCCTTTTTTTATACCATAAGATTAATTATATTTACAATATATGTTAGCTTCAGAAATTATATACAATATTAAAAACCTTATTGCTGGAGGAGTTCAATCAGATGATGAAAACATTTCCAACAAACAGTTAATGTTTATAATTGATTACTACAGAGCAAGGCTACTAAAACAAGATCAAGAAAAGGGTAGATTCATGCAATCTTTGTATGTTCAAAACTTAGGATGTGTTGAGGTTAGTCAAAAAGATAAAAACGAAAAATGCGATACTGATGAACCAGACGATTGTATTTTAAGAACATCATTAAAACTTCCAAAGCCTTTAGAGTCACACACAGGTATAAATATAACTTTTGTTGGTAATTCTAATGGAAAACCTTTTCAGCATAAATCTCACAATGCAATGTATTGGAAAGGTGCTGCAAAATGGACAGGCAAGGAACCAGCTTGGTATTTTCAAGGGGGATATGTTTATTTAGTAGACCCTCCTACAAAAATGTTTTCTGATATGAATGTTCAAGGAATATTTGAAAGTCCTCAAAAAGCAGAAGAATTTAAAACTTGTGATTGTCCTGGAAATGATGATCCTTGTTCAAAAGGATTTGATTTTGAATATCCTTTACCGTTACATCACGTAGACACAATAGTTAAGTTAATCGCTCAAACAGAATTGTCAGTACTATCTGCAATACCTGTAGATAATTCAAATAATAGTTTAGATCAATTAACAGAATTGTTAGGTGCCGGAGGTAAGTAAGGGATATAGTATATCTCATGCTTATAAATTTTACAAAGATAAGCACTTTCCAAAAGGAGAGAATTATAAAATTAGTAAACGCGCGTACAGAGACATGTGTTGTGATTTTAACAAGATGTTAGTTGAGGATGCATTTGAAGGGAAGATTGTTAAACTACCTTTTAAAATGGGTAGAATTAGAATTAAAAAGTATGAGATTGTTTATAGCAAACTCAAAATTGATATTAGAAAAACTAAGGAGACTGGGATAACTCATTATTTGTTAGAGTTACCAGAAGATGGATATTTAGCAAAGTGGGCTTGGAATAGATTAAGATCTGTTTCTCATCATGTTGTTTACTATACATTTAAACCAACGTGGTCTAATGCAAGAAGGTTGAGGAAGTTTATAAAACAAAAAGACATACATAAAAGATTTTTGACATGATTCATAATTTAAATTCCATAGATAGAGTAATCAATAAAGTAATAACTGACTTAGGACTTGGTCAAGGTGAAATCCCATATCAATCTTTTATTGAATGGATTGCAGATGCACTTGAGCATATAGGATCATATTATCAATTTGAAGAAAAAGAATGTAACATACTAATAGAAGAATATACAGGTATGTTACCTTGTGACTTTCACAAACCTATTAGATTTAAAGCAGGTTGTTCAATAGAACCTACAAGTAGTGGTTTTTATGGTGGGTCAATTCAATCAATGTTATCTGAATGTGGAGTAGAATGGAAAAACTTACCCGCGTATGAAAGATTCAATATTCTCCCGGTTCAAGGACTACAGAGATCGGATCTTCCAATACCTCATCAAATAGCAAATGCTTTAGAAAGAAATAATAATCTCATTGGTAATGTTAAAGCAAACAAGCATACCGATATGGATTACAATATAAATTTTAACAAAATCACAGCCGCTTTTAAAACTGGTGTAATACAACTTCAGTATTTAGCAATGCCTGTTGATGACAAAGGTTTTCCTTTAGTTCCAGATGATGTATCTTTTAGAGATGCTTTATTTTGGAAATGTGCAATGCATATAGCTATGTTAAATCCTTTGTTATTAAAAAATCCACAACTTCGTAATTATGAAGTTTGTGAAATGAGATGGTTAAAATATTGTGGTCAAGCAAGAGCAAGTGCTAATATGCCAGACTTAGAGACTATAGAAAGACTAAAAAATAATTGGTTAAGGGTATTTGATTATAACGATTTAGACGGTAGAAGATAATGGATATTAATAAGTTTTTAGGAGGTCTTGATACGGATTCGCATCCAAGTCAACAAAAAGAACATACTATTCGGTATGGTTTGAATTTTATTCCCATGACGGAAGAGGGAAACTTATATAGTATTACTAATGAAAGTGGTACTAAATTAATGTCTAACATTAAATTCCCGACTGGATTTAAACCTATTGGTCATACTATTTTAAATAATGATATTATAGTAATACTTTGTGATGCTACAAACAATAGTCAAATTGGATACATTGTAGAAGATGATAGTCCAGATGCTACTACAGGCTTTTACCATGCTTCAGGGCCTGTTGACTCATCAGGTCTTCCTGTTTCAAATAATAGCGAATTGGGTTTTCAAAAGAACAGACCTGTTGATTGTGTAAGTAGAAAACTTATTAATGGTCACAGATTATTATATTTTACAGACAACAATGTTCCTTATGGATTTTTTGATTTAGATGAACCTCCTGTTGTAGGAAAAGTTGCTGAATCTGTTAAGCTTATTTTTGATCAATCTGTACCAAAAATTACTGTAACAGAAATTATAGAAGGAGTACAATCCTCTATACAACCTGGAGTTGTTCAATTTATAACAAGATATGTTACTGCAAACGGAGGTACAACAATATTTGGATTGCCTTCTGAAGTTTTTCCAATTGTAACTTCTGAAAAAAAAGATGGGGTAAGTGCATATTCTGGTGAGTTTTATGAATTTGGTATAGTAAATAAAAACTTAGTAGTTAAATTTGAAAATGTAGATACTAAATATCAAGAGTTGGAAGTTGTAGCTTTATTTTATGAAAGTTCTTCTTCTGTATTTAGAGCATGTGTTGTTGGACAAGTTCCAATATCAGGTGATACAGTTGAGTTTACATATACTGGTCCAAATACAGAAAATTTAATTAATTTAACAAGAGCCGAATTACAACAAGTTGGTGTTTCTTATACACATGCTAAGTGTATTGAGCAAAAAGACAATTCTTTATTTTTATCAAATCTTAGAGATGATAGAAGTAAACTTTCTGGAGATCTTCAAGATGTTGCAAATAAAATAAGAGTAAAGTATAGAATAGAAAACGTTCAGTTTTCAGGAAGAGGAGACGATGTAAGTACAACACCAAGTTTAGTTTTTACTAATACTTCAAATCCTTTTCTTCAAGGTAATTTTACATGTACTTTACCAATGAATGAAGATGTTGATTCTATTACGGCTATCGTTCCTGCAACATATCAATTAATAAAAAATGGTACTCCTGCAGCAGCAGCAATAACAATAGTAGATTATACTCAAATTGTAGTAGGAAATACAATTATTATATCTGCACCTACAGGTGCTGGGTATACAGGATCTCAAGTGGCTGTAACTTTTACTGCAATTGCAGCTGGGGCATCACCTACAGCTGAACAATTCGCAATTGGAACTGACAATAATAATACTGCTATAAATTTGTTTACTGCAATTAATAATTCTCTTCTTATAACAGAATATTTTGCCATTGCTCCTACAGCAAATGTTGTTAGTTTATCATGGTCTACAGTAGATATAGCTGCAAATAGTACAGTTACATCTAACAATACTGCAGCTATTACAGCAACTTCGTTTGCTGGTGCAAATACAACAGTTGTAACAATTAATGCTACTACAGCAGTTGTTTCTGTAACAAATGAAATAGATATAACATTTCCTCAAACAGTAAATGTTGCAGATGAATTAATTGTACTTTCTCCAGGTTTTAAAAATGCAACTCTTACAGATGATTTCGAGACAGGAACATCAGGATTACCTGTATTAGCAGTACAGCCTGTAGGTAGTGCAGGTTTAAATGTAGTTCCTGGATTTACAGATTATACAAATGAATTTTTAACAGCTACTAAAAAAGGATATAGAAGAGGAGAAGTATATTCTCTTGGTTTTAAAGTACTTTGGAAAGATGGATCAATGTCTACTGCTTTTCACATACCTGGTTATGCTGGATATACTACAGCAAATACCAAAGGTAAAATAGCACCTACGGGAGCTGACTTATGGCCTACTACAAACGTAGGGACAGGTACTGGACAAGGATATCTTGGAACTTATGTTTCAGAAGATCTTTATTCACTTGATCAAAAATATCCTGGAAATGATACCGGAGATGATACTACTGAACAAGGTCCTGCAGGAATAGAACGTAATATTAGACATCATTACATACCAAGATTAGAAAACGAACCTCATTATAAAAACGATGGTGGTGTAGAATTTATAAGAGTTTTAGGATTAGATTTTGAATTTACACAAGCTATCCCACAAAGTATACTTGAAGAAGCAGATGATATTATATTTTTAAGAGAACGTAGAAATACAGATAATAACAAATCTATATATTCTCAAGGACTTATTCATAAACATATGATTACAGCTGATGGTTTTAATAATGATGGTCAGGTACTGGGAACTGCATTACAAGATGTTAGTGGTAGTGCCTATGACAACATGAAAAGTAACTATCATTTACAAGAAATTCCTTTTTTTAATTTAAATTTTGAAGTTACTGGTTTAAGTAATTTTGAAGATAACGGAGCAGAAGTTCGTACTGGTATGGTAAATCCAATAAGAAATGTTCAACCAAGTAATGCCACCTACCAGAATGGTAAAAGAATGATAAGTGAAGTTATAAAAAATCAAGTAATGTTTCACAGTCCAGAAAGTAATTTAGAAACTGGTTTTAAATTAAAAGAAGCTCAATTAGTAGGTCAAAATTTAGTTGAAGAATTAAGAATAAAAGGTAAAATTATTGGCGTTAATTTTAAAGGAGATAGACAAAATTCAAGAACTGGTGGTCTGATTAATAATGAATATAGGATAGATAAATTTATGTATTTTGATTCATATTGTAATTATTCAGAAATAGATACTGTTCCGATTGATTCTGCAAAAAACAGAGAAATTGAAGACGCTCGTTATCTTGAACCAAATATAGAAAGACATGCTTCTTTAGATCCAGATCACCCTGCTCTTAAAACAAATACAAGGTGGAATCAAGGAGGATTGCAATTACTTTTAAATGCTGATTCTTTTACTACTAATGGTGGGGCAGCAGGATCTGATGTAGCATCAATGAGATGTAATAATACTTACATGTATAAAGATTCTAATGATTTTACTGGTACTGTAACTTCAATTGGTAGTAAAGATGTTAATAATAATTTTACATCTCATACTGGTAGTAGTACCGCAGAGAATTTAAGATCTTTATATAATATAAGTATTGACAATCTTAAACAATATGGGCAAATTAATAACGCTGCTTATATTCCAATAAAAAGAACTCCTATAAAAAATCCAGTAAATGGGGTTGGTATTCTTGTATTTAATAGTGTTTTTGGAGGAGATACATTTATTAGTAAATATTCTTTTAATGCTGGAATACTTGTTCGTTATGATCCTTTTTATGATGGGGGAACTTATCCAATAAATAGTGCTAAAGGAGGTAATACTCAAAGACCAGGAAGTTATGGTAATGTAGTTGGTACAGGTACGGTTAACGGTTGGGACTTTAGAACTTGTACTTATTATTTTGTAGAATCTAATATAAATACTAATTACAGACATCGTCCTGCAGATGAGCCATTGCAAGATTATTTTCCAAATGAAATAGATATGAGTAAGATGCTTCATAATTGGTATCCATATTTAAAAAACATTCAAGCATACAATACACAATACTCATATGAAAATAATGTAATAGAATCTTTCTTAGGGGGTTCTACACAACAAACAATATCTGATTTTGAAAACAGAACTATATATTCAGAAAAAGCTGCAGAAGAAGATACATTAGATTCGTATAGATCTTTTTTACAAAATGATTATTATGATTTACCTTCTGAAAAAGGACCTATTTGGGATACGTTTATAGAGTTTAATACTTTATTTATGCATACTCCAAAAGCATTATGGCAAACATTTGCAGAAGGACAAGCTACAATTAAAGGTGGTAATATAGCAGATGCAATTCTTGGAACAAGTAGGTTGTTTGCAAGACCTGCTCAAGAAGTACTTGAGACAGATGGAGGTTATGGTGGTAGTATTTCACAGTATGGTGGAGCTCATACGCAGCTTGGTTATATTTTTGCTGATATACTACAAGGTAAAATATTTCTTGTAGGTGCTACTAAAACAGGAGGAACTATACTTAAAGAAATAAGTAAAGAAGGTATATCTACAGAAATGCATAAAACTCTTTCTTTAGGTATAACTAAAATTAGTGGACAAACAGATTTAACAAATGTTAGTACAAAAAAGGCACATTTAATTGATAATCCATATTTAGGAATTGGAATTGTTTCTGGGTATGATTATAAACTAAATAGATATCTTATTACTAAGTTCCCAGTTGATGGACAAACAAATGGATTTACTTTATCTTATGCAAAAGATATAGGCAAATGGTTTAATTATCATTCTTACATGCCTAATATTTATATATCTTATAACAATAGATTCTTATTTGTAGATAATAAAACAACAACTTCTCAATTTCATGAGATGAATATAGGGCCTAAAGGTTCTTATTTCGGAACAGTGTATGATTCAGAATTAACTTTTGTTGTTACTACAAAAGGGCAAACTTGCACGTTTAATAATATTGTTATAAATTCTGTTTCAAAAGATAGAACTACAAACATTAAACAAAGAGATGATAATTTCTATAAAATGTCTGCTCATAATCAAATAAGTAATACCGGGCCATATACCATGATTCCAGGTAATACATTTAATGTTGCAGTAGCAAATGGAGAAGTTTCTGTTAAATATAGAAATAACGAATATAGAATTACAATACCAAGAGATTCAGTTGTAGATAATTCAATTGATCTTTTTGCTACAACGAATTTAGATAATACAAAAAAGTTTAGAGAAAGAATAAAAGGAGATCATATAGTAGTAAATTTAAAATACGATAATACTTTAAATTTAGAATTTGTTTTAAATTTCTTAAAAACTATATTTACTAATAACTTTAGATAAGATGGCAAATAATATTTACGGAGTACAAAAAGTTAAAGAACCTGAAGTTAGAGATGGTTTAGATGTAGCAAGCGCAACAGCAGGTGCTGCGGCACAAGGTGCTAAATTAGGTGCTAACTTTGGGCCTTACGGAGCTGCCGCTGGAGGACTTATTGCAGGAGGGTATGCTTTAACTCAGCAAAAGAAAATGCAGAGATTGGAAAAACAAGCACTTGGTAACGCTAAATTAAAAAATGAATTTACAGATAACTTAGAAGGTAGATCGTTAAGAGAAGATACTATGGTAAGCGCACAGGCACGATACGGAATGAATCCTAATAAGAGATACGAAACTGCAGAAATAGAAGGAGACGGCTCCGGAAGCGCTTCTGGTATTGGAGAGATTCATGTTGATAAGAACTATAACATTAAAAATATTGCAAGAGGTAGCGAAAGACACGAAGATGGTGGTTTTGAAATAAAAAACCTTGAAAAAGAAGACATCATATTTCCAACTCAAGATAACGAAGAAGAATTTAATAAAGTTCTTGGAGCTATAAATAAATGGAAATTAAAAAGAGATCCTCGTGCTAAAAAATTATTAGATAGAACAAGAGACAGATTACCTACCGATGAAGATTACGGGTATGATAAAAAGTATCCCGAAGGTAAAGGTAAAGCTTATGGTGAATATATAACTAAAACAAATTTAGAAGCAAAAAGAAAAGCTTTTGAGAAAAAATTTCCTAATATAAATTACGATGAGTTCTTGAAAGACAATGAGAAAAAAATAATTGATAGTTCTAAAACAGGAAAAGATTTTGAGCAATTTGCAGACGAGATGTTATCTAATAGTAATCAAGGTGAAACTGTTGATCAAATGCAAAATAGAGTTGATTCACCTACATCACAAGATTATCTAAAAGCTTTAGGTATGGATGACGTAAGTAAAAAACAACTTGGTGATGAAATGGGTGAAGAAATGGCTAATATTCGTACTTCTACGAAGGTTCCTTCTGGTGGTTCTAAAACTAAAGGAATGACAGATGCTCAAATTGAAGAGTTGGCATATGGGATAGAAAATGCAGAAAAAAAAGGTGGTTTTCAAGGACAAGCTCTTTCTATAGCAAAGTTTACAGCGAATAATCCATACTTACCAGGTAAGGTAAAGACACATGAAGATTTAGTTAATTTATTAAAAAATCATTATATCCCAGATATGAAAAAGAATTTGGGAGAAGAAAATTTTAATAAATTAGATACTGACATTCTTAAAGAATTAACAGATTGGAATTTTAATAGTGGTAGGTCTGCAAGCGATGTATTAGCCTACGCAGGAGGAGATATAACTTTAGATAAATGGAATGGTGCAGGAAAAAATCCTGTTCCTGAAAACCTTGAAAATATAACTTTAGATGATATTGTAGCTGCTAAACACGACGGTTATAAAACAGATGGTGTAGATCCTAATACAAATGAAAGATATACTTTAGAAAATCCAAATCCTACATATGAAAAAAGTTTTAAAGGAAGAATTGGTAATACACAAAACCAAGAAACTTATAAGAAAGTAACTGATACTTATAATGGCGTTAGACCAGATGGGTTTTTAGATCCAAATAATGTACAAGACGCTAAGGATATTCAGGCAATGGTTGAAGCAAAGCAGAGATATAAACTTAATAAGACAGGAACACTTCCTTCGATACAAAACGTATCTAATCAAAGTGATACTCCACCAGAGGTAAACCAGACTGCTGAAGTGACAGGGGGTCCTAATCAAAATCCAGACGGAACTTATAACTTTGGTCCTCCAGTAGACGAGAATGGAAACGAAATAAAAATGTCTCCAGTTGAAGACAGTCCTAATTCATCTCAGAGTGGGGAAGGTTTACAAAAAGTAGAACAATCTTCAAATGAAGAAGGTGATTACGAAGAATATCAAAAAAGAGTAAAAGCAGTTGAAAAGGGAGAAGAAGTAAGTGATGGTCAAAAAACTTGGGATGAAATTACCAAGATGGAGAAGTACAATAATCCTGGCAAGTACGCTTCAATGATTAATAAATCTATTCAAGGTAGTAAACCTATTGAAGGAGTAGAAAGAAGATTCTCTAATTCTGAAAAATATAAGTACGAAGACATGTCTGCTAAAGACAGACAAACTAACGTAGAACAAAGAAATTATCAAAACCTTTCTATGAGAGGTAAGGGTCTTACAGCAGGACAAATTCAATCTTATGGTGCTCAGAATAATGCTCAGTATTATGGTAACTCTGAAGGAATAAATCAAAGAGAAAATAAAAAAAGATATGAGATTTCAAACGCAAATGTTGAGTTAACAAATAAAGATAAGCAAGCAAACACGGCTCTTGCTAATCAATATGATGCAATAGAAAGACAACAAAGAGGAGTTCAACAAAGATATAAAGATGCTTCTTACTCAGATTTTAGTAAATTTGCACAATTGGACGAGCAAAAACAGTATATGATGAATAAAGATCGTAAAATGTTTTTAAGAGATAAAGCAACACTTCCTTATCTTGGTACAAATAAATTTGGAGTTACTCCAGATGGTGTTAAATATAAATCAGATGGGACAACAGATGAAACAACAAGTACTAAACAATCTAAAGGAAAAGATGTTTTAATAGGTGGAGTTCTTTATACTAAAGATGCAGATGGTGTATACCATGCAAAATAAAATAAATACTAATAATATATTTTAGTTATGAGTGATGTTAACGAAAACATGGGACCAGTTCAAGACCAATATAGTCAAACATATGTTAGTCAATACGTCCCTATGCCTTTTGAAGTAATGCAAAAAAAAGCAGAAAACGAACAAAAGGAGTTTGATACGATTGAAGATAACTGGGCTGTTATTAGTTCTAAAATGGGTGAAAAAGTATTAGATGCTGATAAACCTTTAATGAAGGAAGAAGTTAATAAGTACCAAAATACTATTGGTGACGCTTTAAAGGCTGTTAATGGAGATTGGCGTAAGTTAAGTGGTTCTGTTAAAGGAGTAGCTTCTCAATATAGAAACTTTATTACTACTGGAGAAGGAGCTCAAGCAGTTTCTCGTTTAGCTGAAATGACTGAAAAATTAGAACAAATAAAAGATTCTGAACTTTCTGGTAGAATGAAAAAAGCACAATCTAATTATTTAAGAACTCGTTATAATAGTTCAGGAGGAGTTCGTGGAGGAGGTAGAATAGACGAGCCAATTCTTTATGATGAAAGTAAATTAGCCGATACTTTAGTTGGTTGGGTTGATAAACTAAAAGCAAATAAAGGAGATAAAATTCAAAGATATACAACTAAAGATGCAAATGGAAAAACTGTTACAAAATTTGCTAATGTTGGTGCATCTACAACTTATCGCGATGAAGACTTAGGAAAACTTGTTACTAAAGGTACAGTTCAAAAAGGAGTAGATTTAGCTCGTATTAGAGAAGTTGCTTCAGGTATTTACGACCTTCCTGATTTCAAAGATATGATTGATGCCGAAAGGATGGTTGGTATGCATAAAAACAGAAAAGTTCCTGTTAAAAATGCTGACGGTACAATAGGGGTTGAAACAAGAGATCTTAGTAGAACTGAATATCAACAAATGAAGTTTGCTGAAAAGTTTGGATTCATAGATGCTTATGCTTATATGCAAGAAGAAAGTGAATATACACTTACTGCAGATAATAAACTTAAAGATGAAATTGCTAATAAAAAAGCTCAAAAGGAAGCTTTAGAAAAGCAAGGGATTGTTGTATCAAATTCAACTGCTAATAACTACAATAATCAATTTAAAGAAAATAATGAAAAAGTAGATGAGGATGAACTTTTAAAAACTCTAAAAAAGAAAATAACAAAAGGAAATAAAAATTATCTACTTAACTATACCGATCAAGGTCAGATTTACAATACTTTTAAAAACAACTTTAAAAATCAAGACTTATCAAGTGTTGAATCAAATAATAAAATTAAAGATGATTTTAATGGTAGATTATTAAAAATATTTAATAGTGATTCAGAACTTAAAAAGTTAGTGAATGTTTCACAAGATGGGGTAACTTCTGAAATTAGTGAAGTTGGTTACAATGTTCTTTTTAAAAGAATAGCCGAAGGAGATGACGATCTTGTAAATAACATGACTGTTCTTAATGATGATGACGTTAAAACAGATAAGCTCTTTTACAGTAAAAAAGATGCAGATGAATTTATAAAACTTGCAAAACAAAGAGATAAAATAACTTATTTAAATGAGCTAAGAATTAAAGAAAATGAAAGAGAAGTTTACGAAAAAGGTCTTTTAGCACGTCCTAATGGAGTTAAAGAATTAAAATTACAACAAGATAAAATGTCAACTGCTATTGTAAGTAAAGTAGATGGTTTTTTAATTAAAGGTCTTAAAACAAAATTTGATATTGATCCAGAAACAAATCTTCCATACACAGCAGATAAACTTGCTACAGTAAGATCTAATTACAAAGAGGGAGTAGATTATATTAGAGATAATTATACTCGTACAGTATCTGGAACAACAAATGCTCATAGGTCTACTGGAGCTAACAAATCTGGTATAAATATTAATGGTATTTCTAAATTACTTTCTTCAATGGAAAGTAGGTATTTTCAAGGAGCCGATGCAGACGCAGACGACGATGAAAAACCAGGTAGTGATGACTTTGAAAAGAATATGTCATCATACAAAGAGAAGATATTAGGAGTAGCATCAAACTCAAAATTTTTAACAAACATAGGAAACGGAGATCCAGAAGCAGGTTGGGAAAAACTTAAAAGATTTTCTGCAACCATGGCAAAAGAAAAAAAAGAATATAGAAAAGTAAAAAATAATCATCAAGAAATGAAAGATCAACTTACTCGATCTGACGATATTTTTAATAAATCATTAAATGCAAAAAGAGAAAAAGGAGTATCAATAGAGTTAAATCAATCGAATGTTATAAATTTAAAATCAGATATAGCTGGAGTAGAAGATAGGCAGTTTTTTATGAAAGATATTATAAAGAATTTACCTATTAGTACAATTCTTGACGGTTCATTTTTTACAGCTTTAGATAACAATACTAAAGAAACACCAAGAAGTACTTTTAAAACAGGTGGTTCAAATGCTGTAGAACCTAAAGATTACATTAGTGTTTTAACAAAATCAATATCAGATGGTTTCTTTAGTGATGATATAGACCCTATTACAGGACAAAAAAATATTACATTTACATTAAATGGTAAGAATTTTAAAATTCCTTTTACTATTAATCAACCTAAACCAGCTGGTGGATACAAACTTGAACTTAAAGGTTATAGTGTTCCAAAAAGAGAATTGGTAGAAAGTGAAATTAGATCTGATTTACATAATGCAAGAATAAATTCTTTAAGTAGAACTCCTGTTGGAAATCATAGAGATGGAGTTAGTATACAAACTAAAGAGCCTGGTGCAGGTAAACCGTTTAAAAAGGATTTTAATTTCAATTTTTCTGATGGGGGGGCTTATAAAATTTCATTAGATCCAACCTCAGTTGGTATTTTCATAGACCTTGGAAATGGAATGACAAATAAGGAATTAAATCTAACAGGCCCAGATGCTATTCAATTTTTAAAAGTTTATAAAAACAGTTCTACTTTAGAATCAAATCCTAAAAGATTAAAAAACTTTCAAGATGCTTATCCAAGATTTAAAGATATGAATGCTCGTGAAATATCGAGACAGTTGGTAAGAGAAAAAATATATGAAATAAACCCTAATAAAAAACCTAAAGACTATAAAGAAATTGAAAAGAAGAAAGTTGAATTAGGTTCTTTTAGACACGGTAGAAGATATTCAGAAGGTAGAAATGGTATGAGTTATTCAGAAGGTAGAATGTATTCTTATCCAGATGGTGTTCAACCAAATTTAAAAATGAGACCTGAAGAACTCGATTCTATTATGGAAGCGGAAATGAGAGAGTATTCTGATTATTCTGATTCATCATTAACATCTGAACCAGAAGAAGAAGAATTTGAACCGTATAGATTTACAGATATTGAAAAACAAGCAATGTCTCAAGATGAAATAGCTCAAGCGGAAGTTCAAGACAATGAGACAACTATTCCTTTTGACAACGCTGAAGCATTTAACCCAAGTCAATTTAATAATACAAGTAGAAGATATGTTGATGATCAAGGAGAAGTTAATCCTAATTTTGATGTTAATGAAAATCCAACAAACATATCTGATGAAGAAGTTGAAGAAATGGTAAATTTTGATTTCGACGAAAAAGATTCTGAAAATTTAGATAAACCGCAATCATTTAATTTAGATAGAGAGGATTTAAAAGTAAATAATTTTGATGAGGAACTTACTAAATTAAATATTCCTACCCCATTAAACACAGATGATTCATTAAAAATTGTAAATTTAAAAACAGTTTCTCCTGTTGCTAAAAAAGAAATAATTAAAAAAGATTTAGCTAATCCAGAAGGTGCTGCAGATAAAAAAGTAGAATTGGTTGAAAAAGGATTAGAGCGAATGCTTTACCCTTTTCCAGACGGAAAGAAGCCAACAAAAGAAAACGTGATAGAATACGCTTCTTCTTTTCTTAGTTACAATGAAAATGACATAGATCAACAAGAGACTATCCACGGATTCTTTACTGAAGCTATAGGTGGAACAGACTCTCATTTTGCAAAGAAAGACTCTGTTACAAGTACTGCTTGGTGTGCTGCTTTTGTTAACCATGTGTTATTACATGGTGGTTATGACCCAGTACAGAAATTAACAGATGATGAAGGTAAACGATTAAAAGTAAAAGGAAACATTAATAATCCTTACAAAAACATAAGAGCCAGAGATTATCAAAAACTTGGATCGGCTGTTGCTAAAGACGATGATAAACCGGGTGATATTATAGTAATTAGAAGAAAAGGTTCAAAGGGATCTTCAGGTTATCATGTTGCTTTTAACGCTGGTGCTAACCAAGACGGAACGTTAAGACTTCTTGGTGGTAATCAAAAAGACTCTGTTAGTATTATGGAATTTAATTCAGATACCCATGAAATAATTTCTAAGAGAAGGGTATCTAATATGACTGCCACAGACACTAAAGAATTACAAGCATTAATGGATAAAGCAAAAGTAGAAGATAAAAATAAAAAAAGCAATTACTATCAAAAAGATATTACAGTAGGAACAACTTAATTGAAAATAGTATCTGATTATTATTTTAGTTATATTAGCACTTGTACTAAAATATTTTTCAATGGCAAGTAGGATTAATGAAAGATTATACGAAGATGGTGTTGCATCAAATAATAAAAATGAAACGCCAGAAACTGAAGTTAATCCTACGGTTGTGGGATCTGGAGCAGAGGTTAAGGAAGGAACAGAAATAAGTCCAGAAAAACCGGAAGTTATTAATAATGAAGTAGTTGCAGATACTAATCTTGAAGAAGAAGTAGTTGAAGAACCAGCTGTTGACGATACTTCCGGGTTTGATAAAATGTCTAATTACTTTGATGAAGAAGATGGAGTTAGTAGTTCAGAATTTGAAGATATATCTTTACAATCTAAAGCAATTACTGACGCTCAATTAGCCGAAGCCGAAGAATATGAAATTCCACAAAACGCTTTTCTAAAAGTAAATGCCGATGCTGATAAAGCATTTGAAGAAGCTCAAAATTTTGGTTCTCAACTTACACGAGCTGTAGCTGGAGGTGTTTATAAAGGTACAATGACGTTTATTCAAAACGTTGGTTATATTGCCGATGTACCACAATGGTTTGGATTTTCAAATTCATTTGAAGAAGGATATACAAACATGTTATCTGAATGGGCTGGCGAAAGAAAAGAAAAGTACGATGAATACAATGGTATTTATGGAGATAGCGCAATGGCACAAACAATGCGGGGACTGCAAGGACTTGTAGATTCTACAGTTGGTTTTGCTGGTATTGGTGCTGGTGCTGGAAGTTTAGTTAAAGGTGCTACAGGTTTAATAGGGACTTTAGTTAAGATGGGTAAAATCCCACAACAAATTATAACACAACTTGGAACAGCAGCTGTTACTAACTATGCTGAATCTGTAATGATGGGTGCAGAAATGCACAAAGAAATTATGGATAAAGCACTTGCAAATGATGTGTCTTACGCAGAAGCTGTAAAGATAGCTGATAGTGAAGTATCAGACTTTATGCTGTATAATAAAGTAAACGTTTTTACAGATGCGATTGCTTTAAGAGGTATTATTAAAGGGAACGGTACGATTAGAGGAGGAATGAAACAAGGCTTTAAGCAACAAATGGGAAACCATCTTAAAGACGGATTAGGAGAATCATTTGAAGAAATGTCTGCTGGATTCTTTCAAAAAGATAATACAAGAGATGCTCTTATTCAACTTGGATTAGAACAAAAAGATAAATCTTCTTACTTAGGTAGGGCTACTGATTATGCAACTTCCGAAGAAGGTTTGACTGAAGGTTTTATGGGATTTATTGGAGGTCCTTTTCAACATTATACTGTAAAGGCTTTTTCAGCAAGTATAACTAAAGCAAGAGAAGCGGCAGGACTTATAGACCCTGTTACCAAACCAAAAGAATTTACAGAAGAAAGACCTAAGAGAGGAGATATTGTAAAGGAACAATCTGTTCCAGAAGGACCCGCTCCTTTAGATCCTGTTGAAAAATACATGGCTGCTAATAAAGGAGTTAGTAAAGAAGACGCATCTAAAGTTGTTACAGCAAAAGAGTGGGATGATTACAGAGAAAAGAAAAAAGTTTATGATGAGTCTGGTGTTTCAGAAGATCAGTACAATGAATCTGTAAAAGAATTTGATGCTGAAATGAAAGGGTATCAAGAAAGAAAAAATAAACACACACTTGAAAAACAAGAATACGTAAACTATATAGAAAATAGAAGGCTTGGTACAAACCTAAAAGCAAAAGAAGATCTTGATAAATTCTTTAAAGAAGAAGGTAATCTTATGATGGCCTATAAAGATGCTGTATTAGATGAAGACGGTACAGCAATGGAGGATATAGAAAATCAAAGATTTGAAGGCTTGTTTGCAAGATACGCAAATAGGGGTATGATAGAAGGTCTTGAAAATCATTTAAAAGAAGTTGAAGCTGGTGGAGAAGGATATACTGCTGAAGATCAAACAAAAGCAACTGCTTTATTATCAAAATTAGAAGGCTACTCTTCAGATTACATGAGCTTATACAATAAACATGGTACTGCTAAAGCAAATGATTTATTTAAATTAAAGTCTCGAATTGATGGGTTAAAGCAAACAATGACGGCAATTGATAAGGATTTAGATGTTAGTAGAAATTCAATTATAAAAGAAGTTAAAAGTGTTAGTGGAAAAGACGTTAGTCCTTTACAATTAGAACTAATGGCTACTAAAGCCGAAATGGTAGCATTGAATCAAATGAGATCCAAGCTTAACAAAAATCCAGAATTAAAAATAGGATTAGCAGAACAACTTATTGCTAAAGAAGCAGAAATTGAAAAGAAGATTGGGAAGCTTGAAGAAGAAGTTAAAGTTAAGAAAGGAGATGGTTCAGAATCATTTGGAAAATACATATCTGATAATGAAATAGAATCTCTTGATTCTTATAAAAAGTTTGTAGAAACAGCAGGTAAAAAAATGAGTGCTTGGGTTGGGTATCAAGGTTTGTCTAAAACTTTTGAATTTGAAAACTCTGCAAAATCTAAAAAATTACTTAGGAAAAAATATCATGAGTACTTAACAAACGAAATTGAAACTAAAACATTTAATGAAAAAGATGTTTATACCAATCTGGCAATGATTGGTAAAGTTGAGTTAAGTAAAAAACAAAGACAGGATTTAATTGACAAATTAAATGTAGCAAATAAAGAAATCACAGATGAGATGAATGACGTCAAAGACCAAGTCATGAGATCTGAGAAAAGAATTAATGCTATAAAAAGAATGAAAATAGCAATTGATGCTAAATCTTCTAAAGCCTGGGATGATTGGAAAGAAAAGAACGAATACGACTTCAAAGAACAAAGAGATAAAGTATCTACAACTGGTCGTGCTTACAGTAAAGCTAAACAAGAACTTAATGCTTTTGAACAAGAGAAGCAAATTGGTAAGTACGGATACATGCGTAAGAACAAAGAAGGTCTTACTTTACAAGAAAAACAAAAAATAAATATAAAGTACTCACCTACCGAATATAAAAGATTAAAAGAAGCTGAATCCAGTTTACGTAAAGAGCATAGTTTAGAAAGAGCAGAAATGAAAAAAGCTATTTCAGAAAGAGCTGTTGCAAAAACTGTATACAAACAAAAGAAAGAACAGGTTGCTGCACAAAGAGAAAAAATGAGTGCTCGATATGATATAGCAATCAATGAATTAAAAGCGATTGAAATTCATGAAACTGCAGATGGTTTTAAATATAGAGTTGATAAATATTTAGAAACATTAGTTGATGGAAATATAGATTCTGAATTTGAAGAAGAAAATACAACAGAAGTAATTGAAGGAGAAGGTGGTGGAGATGGAGCCCTTGTAGTTGGTAAAGGAGAAGACGGGCCTATAAAAGGACAACCTACAGAAACAAACACAGGAGCTAATAAAGTACCTACTGAAGTACCGGAAGAAAATAAATTAAGCATTACTGAAACTGTTGCAGAAGTAAATGAAAATGGATTAAAGCAAGCTGTTACTAATAAAGCAGATGCTCTCCAAGCTGAAATAGATGCATTAGCTAAAGCAGCAGGAGTAAATCTTGAAGCTGAAACAGGACCTAAAGAAGTACCTGATGGTATTTCAGTAGTAGACCTTACTGGTGTTACAGATAATTCTCAACCAGGTAATCCAAATCCAGAAGGAACAACTCAAACTACTTCTGAAACATTGAAAGCTGTTACAGAAGTAATAACTGAAAATCTTGATCCCAGTGGTAAACTTGCTTCAGAAGTAGCAGCTGCTGCTACAGCGCAAGAAATAGCTGCGGATAAAGCTAATAAAGATGTTGTAGTTACAGATGTTACTAATCCTGAAATAAATCCTCCAATAAGTAATTCTCATAATAGTAAGCAAAAAGGAATGAATGAGAAGTATGGTTGGAGTTTAGCCTATGTTTCTTCTTCCGATGGTGTTGGTGATTTAGATGATAGTGGTATTTCTGATTGGTTAGAAAGTGAGATTACAGATAAGAGAGGTACTTCCTTTAGATTTGAAGTTGATAAAGCAGACGGTAAAGCAAAATGGGCTACTAAAGGAGAAGGTGAAGCAGCTAAAGCTATAGATAAATTCTTTAATGATCCAAATTCTTTAACTGAAGAAGATATGCAATTCCTTCCAATTAGAATGGTTGCTTATGATAGAAATGGTAATAAGATAAAAGTTTTAGCTAAAGAAGTTTATGGTCGTTTTAAATTGCCTTTTGATTTAAATGTTGAAGGTCAGTACGAATCCGTTACTGCAGCAAGAAAAGATATAATAAAAGCTTTACTAAATGGTGAAACATATGAAACTAAAATAGAAAGTGTTTCAACTGGAATACTTAAGTCTGATACTAAAACAGGATTAAGAAATGATCCAAGTGAGTTTTTTGATAAACCTAAAGCAAACGGAGAAGGAAAATTATTAGTCTCTGATGGTGTTGGTCTTGTGTATGATACTAAAGAGAATATAGAAGATGAAGAACTTGAAAACTCAGGTCGAGCGAGTGTAGGGGGACTTGCAGGATTTGTTTTTATGAAAGTAAGAAGTCTTGACAATAAACCTTTCCCATTAAAACTTAACTCAAGAAAGTTAGAAAATAAAGAGATACAAGCAATCATGGAAGTACTTGTAGCATATGCTGAAGGTGCCGACTCTGCTGCTTTGTTTAATGGAAAATCTAATATATCAGGACTTAGAAATAAGGATATAATGGATTTGTTAATCTATACGGGCCAAGCCAGTTTAAATACAGAATATCCTTTTTGGATAAATCTATCAGACAAGCCAAGCCCTTCTATAACTTTTGGAAAAAATAAAAAGAAAGTTGAACTTTCTGAATTACAAGAGTCAAGTGTTCAATTAGAAATTGCAGAATCTCTTGCAGTAATGTGGAGAACAACAAATGCAAAATTTCTTAATCAAAAATTAAATCAAACAGATGTTGGTAACACTACATTTACATGGTTTGGTGATGAAATTCCTTCAGATACTAATTACAATGATTTTCAATTTTCTCAAAAAGCATTAAGTACAAATGCTACATTCCCAAGTAATAGACTGTTTGTTAATCCTACAGTTATTATGAGTGAACCAAAGAACTGGAAAAAGATTGGTGGTAAAAAAGAAACATCAAACTGGGGGTTTTTAACTGGTACTGGGAAAGAAGAAATAACAAAAGAAGACATTCATGAATTTTATGATTACGATGATACTCTTGCTGGTATAAAAGCAATATCAGATCCTTCTATAAAATCAGAACCTGTTCTTTCAGAAAATTTTTATAATAAAACTTGGTTAGGATTAGATGCTCTTAGAATAAAGGCAAATAATTATACTACGTATAACGCACTAACAGTTTTTCTTAAAGAACAAGTTTTTCCAAACAATGAAGAAGCTAAACAATTAGTAGAAGAAATTAGATCTACTTTAAAGAAAAGGGGTGATGAAAGTATTATTAGTACTTTACAAGAGATTGCTACAAATTATGGAACAAAAGACATGCCTGCTAAAAGAGTTGAAGCAGGTAAAAGACTTATTGAGATTCTTTTAAAAAATGGAGAAGATTCTTTTTTCAAAAAAACTACTGGTTTCAAAAAATCAGAAACAAAAAGAACTTCATTTGAAACAGACGCTCAAAAAAAGATTAGAGAAAAAGAAGAAGAAATATCTAAATCTAACGATGAGGTAAAACCTTCTGACTTAAAAGAAAATGCAGATAATGAATTAACTGATATTTCTAAACTTACGGAACTTAGTAATCATTTCAAAGAGTTTTTGCCTAAGAACAATACGATTACGATAACACAGGGGGGAAGAGAAAATACTTTTAATGTAAAAAGTCGTAACAAATCAAAGTCATTTTATACTGCAAAAGAAGCTATTGAATACCTAACAGAACTATATCCAAAAGTTAGAAAAGAAATAGAAGATGCTGGTGATAAAATAGGAGAAGAAGAAGTATTACCAGTAGCTTATATTCCTACTAAAGTTAAACCTTTAACAGATGCACAATACTTAAATAAAGTAGTAGATAGTTTTGGTAAAACATTTGACATCGGAGTTAGAAAAGGAGCAAAAAGTGTTTGGTATGTAGAAATTAATGGAAAACAAACAACGTTTAAAGGAAAAGACGCTGTAAAAGACGCTATAAATTTTGTTATTGCAAGTCGAGAATTTTATAAAATAAGAGGAAAACTCCCATCAAGAGATACCTCTACTAAATCTGAAACAGTACCTGATATTACAGATCCTAATTCAAATGAAGTTTTTTATATAAGGAACCCAAATGCTCCTAAAGCAGAGCAAAAAAAATCAAGATACTTTATTAAAGGTTCTCAAATTTTAAATCATAAAGGTGTAGAAGTTTTTGCATTTAAAGAGGGTACAAAAAATACAGTACGAAATAAAATATTTGCAAACTATCAAATAAAAAAAGGAGATGCTGTTGTTGTTGAAGATTCGTATGTAGATAAAAATGGAAAGGAAAACAAGTTTAAGTATGTAGTAAATAGAAAAGGTGTAGTGATGTCCATGTCTCAAACTGACAGTGGGGCAATACTAAAAGTATTTGGTAGAACTAAAAACATTCTTGAAGAATCAGTTAAAGCATTTGCACAAAAAGACGCAGCTGCACAAAAAGAACAAACTGCTGCAGAAATAGCTAAAGAAGCAGATGTCGATACTACTACTCCAGGACCTAATGAATTTAAAGATAAAGGTGCACCAAAGAAAAAGGCTGTTTATCAAAATAAAAATAATACTTCTGGAAAAAAAGAAGGAAACCCTCTTAATGTAACTCAAAAAGAAGCTAATGGAAGAGTAGAAGGAAATCCTGAAAATCAAACAGACAAGTTTCCAACAAATATACCCGATATAAAAATTGCTACTTCACTTGAAGGAAAAGGTAAAGTAGCGAGTGAGACTGATAATCAGAATGCAAATGGGTTAGCTAAACCTAATCCTGGTACAAAAAAAGTAAGAAATCGTAGAGAAGTAGAAACGTTAACTACTAAACAAAAAGAAATTGTAGCTAATGGAGAAGTTGCTAATAATAAAAATAAAGGAACTGATACTCAAAAAGCAGAACAGTTAGTCAGACATATGATTAGCGGTAAAATAATTACTGATTTTACTCCACAAGAACAAACTTTAATAAATACTGTTCCTATTGAAAGAAAAAAAGAAATAGAAAAAGAAATAAAAGATGATCCTACATATTCAATATACTCAAAAAGAAAAACTGAAGCAGACATTACTAAAGAACTTGAAAACTTAGCATTAATATTACCTCATGTTCCAGTTGAAGTTGCTAAAACTTTAATAGCAGGTGCTTATGGTGGTGTTGCAGAAGGTCAGTTTTATCAAGGTGTTGTTACTATTGCTAACGGAGCTAACGAAGGTATTGCATACCATGAAGGTTTCCATGCTGTAATGGACGGTTATTTAACTTTAAGAGAAAGAAACAACCTTCTTAAGAAAGTACAAAAGAAATATGCTGTAAACGCTGCTCAAGCTGAAGAGATATTAGCAGAAGAGTTTAGAGAGTACATGCTTTCTAAAAGAACAATGAAGGTTCCTAATTCTGTTAAATGGATTTATGATTTACTAATGGACTTAGTAGATGCATTTAGAACTAACAAAGGAAAGATATTTTCACAAATAAGAAGAGGTAGATTTGATTACATTCCTCCTTTTGCTCATTCAAAAAGAATTATTAATTCAAGATTAAAAGGTGGTATAAAACAAGATCTTATACACGAAGCTGTTGATCACATTACTTATCAAGCAATTCAAATGGCTGGGATAAGATCTATGGATCTATCTGTTCAAGAAGGCTTTGAAGACTTAGATGATATTTTTGAAATAATAAGAAAAGATATTGTCAATGAAATAAACATGGCATACGATGAAGCTGATGTAACAGATGATTGGGTTACTTTTGATCAGCTTGAACTTCTTCATAGTGCAGATAAAAAATTAGATAACTGGAAAGACCTTGTAGAACTATCTAAAGACTCACTTAAAAGCTTTGCTCTTTTAGACTCTGAATCTATTACAGACGAAACTCCAATGGGTGAGACACAAGAAGATGATGTGAGTGGAGATTTAAATATTAGACAAGCACTTACTTATTCTGGTAAAGACAATGCTACACACAATACCAGATTTATGGTAAAGATGTTAGCTGATCCAAATACAACTTCTAAAAACTTTGGAGGTAAGTTTAAAAAACTTGCTCCGTTTGAAGTGTCTTGGAGAATGTTAGAAGACAGTCTTGCTAACATTGTTGAAGATTCTAACGGAGATCAAGTTGATAAAATGTTAAACAAAATAAAAAGTTTAGCAGTAACTCATCCAGAGTTTAATGAACTGATAAGTCAATTGGAAGCTCCTGATGACGTTGTTCCTTTATTTAAAAAGGTTCAATTTTATAGAGCGTTTTCTAAACAAAAAATTACGTACAATCACACTGGGGTTATAGTCGAAGGGGAGGAGTATAATTATAAAATAGGAAATGCAGATCAACAATCACATGCTAAATTATTAAGAAACCAGTTTAGTGAAAACTTCAGGTATAAATTTATTGAAAATGGTGATTTCAAACCAGACACGGCTACTGAAGTACGTGCAAGAAAAAAATTATCTGAAGTTGTTGAAACATTTAGATCTATTGCTATAGAACTTAATGATGACTTAAAAGGTTTTAACAAAAGAAACGAAGGAAAATTTGACTTTAGTTATTACATTACTATTTCAGATGCTCTTGATACATTAGGTATCGAAGTTTCACCAGAATCATTACAATCATATGTAATGGGTAGTCAACTTACAGAACAAGTTGTCCCTGGAGTCTATGAAAAAGTAACTAATGCTTCAGAAGCGAGTAAGTTTAGAAACTCTTTTTTAAAGAAAATGATATTCCCTTTTCTTGAGCCTGGAACTACACAAGTAAAAGACGCAAACGGAAAGATTATAAAGTCAGGTTCTTCTTACGCAAGAAACAATAAGTCTTTGACTTTAGAAAAAATGATTAGTAAAGATTATGATTTTGATACAGATGAAAATTCAGACTTTATTACTGAAAATTCTATTTTCCAAACTTTTGCATCAATTGAAGGATACCGTAAAAAAGACACTCTTGAAAATATGGTTTTAGGACCAGAGAATAACTTGTACTGGACTAAGTCATTAAACAACTTTATTAGTAAAAATGTTAATCAGTGGAAACAAGACCATACATCTTTAAGTAAATTACTTAATAGTGGTAAATATCATCAGTCTTCAAAATGGATTAAGTTCTTACTTGGAGATGAGTATGACTTTAATAGTTTAGAACCTCAAGAATTAAGTTCTCAAAGTAAGCAAAGATTAGAAGAATTTGCAGTACAAGTTTATTTATCAAACAGAGTTGAGAACGACTCATCAGATCCTGGTACAGCGTTTAAGAACATGACCACTGTTGATATGCAACTTGATAGTATGAACAAAGTTTTAAATGGAGTTAGAAATAAAAATGGTTCTGTATTTTCTCCACTTACACTTGCAGATAAAAGTTCTCACTTTATGTTTACTGGGCTCCCAATGGATCAATATAGGGTTGCTCAAAATGGACAATTAATTAATGTAGATAAAAACGGTAATGCCGATCATAAGGCCGTAGAGGATATGTTTCAATATTTTACTGCAGAAGTAGATAGATATTCAAACGCTCGAAACAAAAAAAATAAAACCGGAAACGAATATTTTGATAACGAAGGAAGTAAAAAGTTTTTCTGGTTTCCAGAATTATCATTTGGAACTACCTTGGCAAAAGAAATAGGTTTGTTTGATAGTAAAGGTGTGGTAAATATTTCTGACGAAAAAGTTGTAATAAAAGTTAAAAACCATATTAAAGAAACTATAGAATTACAACACGAAAAAGCTGTACAGACTTTAAAAGATAATAATATTATAAAAGAAAATCCAGAAGGAGGATTAACAATAATTGGTATAGATTCTACCGTTTTAAATCATTATCAAAATGAAAACGCAACTGAAACAGATGCTGTTAATAATATGGTTCTTGATTATATGGTAAATTCAATGACAGCAAATATAGAATTTACAATGTTGTTTACAGGAGATCCTGCATTCTATAAGGATATATCTAAACGTACACCAGCTACTTCAGGTCAAGGTTCAGATTTAATTTTTACAAAAGATGAATTTGGAAAGTACAATACTCCTAAAGACTATAAAATATTAGTAATAAAAGATGCTGATACAGAAACAAGTGAGCAGTACGATGATTATTTAAATCATCTTATGAATCAAAAGATTGTTCGTAATGGAAAAGATGTTAACGCATACACTAAAGAAGAAGCAATAGCAATATTAAAACCTTATCGTAAAAACGAGTTAAATAAAGCAGATGGTCAAGCTTTTATTACTCCAGAAAGATTCAAGTCTTTAATGATAGGACTTGGTAATTGGCCAACTAATTACGATGAAGCTTTTGAAAGATTAATGGATAAAGATGGAGATCCAGACCCAAGAGATCTTTTAGCAATGCAACCTCTAAAAGGTATGCATTTTGAATTACGTAATGAAAATGGATCTGCAGTACCTACTTATCTTAAATATTCACAAGCTGTATTATGGCCGAGTCTTGTTAAAGGAACTTCACATGAAGGATTGCTTAAAAAAATGAGAAATCCTAATAATCCAATTGACGAAGTAATATATGAGTCTGGTGCTAAGTCTGGTGCAGGTACGGTTTATAATAAAGAAGATGTAATTAGTGGTAAAGTAGATTATAAAACAACTACTCTTTCTAATTATCATTGGAAACTACAACAAGATTTACCTACGAAATATGAGAAGAAAGGTGAAGCACTTGTAGGTTCACAACCTCGTAAAAACATATTTCAGAATATGTTCGAAAGAAATGCTAACGGAGAATATGTAAGAGAATACGTTCTTAATGGAAAAAAACTTACTCCTGATCAAATGGCTCAAAAAATAAATGCGGTAGAAAGTGTTCTTTCTCATTTAGGTAGACAGAAATTTGATCAAAAATATGATGTAGTAAACGGAAGAATTACAAATCAAGAAGCTATCTATGAACATTTAATAGAGAAATTTAAAAGAGATAATGTTGATATGAACGTAATAGAACAACTTGAAACAAGGGTTCCTTTAAGTTTAATATTTCAACACGTTGATAAAATAGAACAAGAAATATTTGCCGAGCTTAAAAAGGCTACTATAAAATTAACATCTACTGGTGGATCTTTTGTACAAATTGCTGGAGAAGGTTTTGAAAAAACAGCTGCTTATAGCAAAATCGATAAATTTACTAAAAATAATATTCGACATTTAGAAGGTTATGACCCAAAGAGTACTAACAAATTAAAAGGTCCTCGTATTCGTGAGGATGGTTCTTTGTCAGCTCAAGTTTACTTACCATTTAAAGATGTAGAAAATATTCCAGGTTGGGAAAACATGAGTGATAAAGACTTAAAAGACGCACTTGGAGATACAATTAAGAACATAGTAGGTTATCGTATTCCTAACCAAAAAATTTCAGGGATGGATAGTCTTGAGATTGTAGGAATTTTACCTCCTTCTGCTGGAGATAGTGTAGTTGTGTACGATGAGATTACTGGTAAAACAGGATCGGATTTTGATATTGATAAGATGTACGTAATGATGTACAACACTGTCTTTAATCCTAAGTCTGGTATACTTGAAAGAGTTAATAATAAAAACTCAAAACTTGCAGTAAATCCAAAAACTAAAAAGAAATATGGTGCTCGTAAAAGAGCTGAAATGGCTCTTGAAAACGAGAGATTGGAAATGTGGGCAAGTGTATTAGAATCAAAAGGTACATTTACAGATGCTATATTACCTGTAGATACAACTTGGTTAAAGAACGAAGCTTATTATTTACATTTATTAAATTATATATCAGAAGACAATACTTCTAAAAAAGATGGTTTAGAGGATGTTCTTACTGAAACTTTAGGTATTAGAAAAAATACAGAAGAATTTGTAAATTGGTTTAAAAATACTAAGTATGCGACAGATGACAACGTAGACTTAAACTTATTCCTTGATGAAAAAGGAGATGCTTTAAGTCCAACTGAAATTTTTAATAATTACATGGCTTTACCAACAGGATTAAGAGATGAAGCTGCTGCTAAGTTCTTTAAACAGAGGCCTGGTAGTTCTTTAGAATTTGCTTCTCCATTTACACAAAATGAAATAAGAGAAAGAAACCTTGGTGGTAAAGCAGGTGTTGGTATAACAGCAAATCATTTAACTCACCACAACTTATTACAAGCTGTAAAAATGGCTGAGATTTATAGTACTGATGGAAGATCTATTTCAGAAACTTTATCGGCTTATATGAATGCATATGTTGATAATGCGAAAGATCCTTTTATATCTTTAATTAACAACAATTTAAATACCGCAAACACTGTATTTTATATGTTGAGACAAGGAATGTCTGCAAGTACTGCAAACAGATTGTTATCTCTTCCAGAAATAAGAAATTATGTAAAAAATATAGATTCTCAAAACAGTAAATTAATTAAGAAAGAAAAGAAAGATCATATTAAAATACTTGGGCTTACTAAGAATGGTAGTTTAAAAACAACTTCTGCAACCAATAGTGTTATAAACCCTTGGAGTAAAACATTTGAAAAGTTTTCTCATTTAAATATGAAAGAATCCGAATTAGAAAAATTAACTTCTAAAGGACCAAATGAATTTACTGAAGCTGAGATAGAAGAAATGATTGTTAGTGGCGAGAGCGATCCAGGATTGATCTTATTCTTTATGGAACAAGAACAACTTGGTAGAAAATTTAATAAAATGGTTACTGCATCAAAGTATGATACTACAGGGCCTGGTTCTGGAATTGCAGAACATATAGCTACAAAACAATTAGAACAAGAAGTTTTAGATGGAGAGTTTGCAGAAGAGTACAAGGCAATTATAAATGAGACTTTTGTTGGAGCTATGAAAGAAACAGCATTTGACGATGTTCAAACTTTAATGTCGAATCTATTCTCAACAGCTAAAAAACCTATGATTGATCTTGTTATAAAAACAAATCAAGAAATAGGATTAAACTCTACATATCAAAATTATGATGGTACAGATGTTGAATTTAATAGAAAAGTACTTAAAGCATATCAAACGTATTCATTTTCAAATGCTCTTAATTTAAGTCCTGAAAATACAAAAGCAATGTTTTTTGGAGACAGAAGTATGGCTAAAAGATTACTTAAATTGAGAAATACAGAATTGTATTCTTCTAATTCCTTTTTAAATTCTTTAGGTACTTTAGTTAATCCTGGAAAAGGACCAGACTTTGTTACCTTTGCTTCTTCTAAGAAAAAAGAAGGTAGAGAAAAAGATCCATTGTGGTTAGAGTGGGAAGAGTTATATGATAATGAAGAAACAAAAGCATTTGCAACAGACTTAATAAAGTATGCTTATGCATCTTCTGGTTTCCAAAAAAATATAAATTCGTTTTACGATTTAATTCCAAATACGATTTTACAAAGATCAATGGAAGATGGAGTATTACCTTTTAATTCTATTATGGAAAACACATTTGCAGAAGGTGTGAATTTTGATACTTTCTTTGATCAATTTATTGGTCATAATGTTGATATTTTACCTACTCATACTATAAATGATAAAAAGCTTAAAGGTATTGCGGATAAAACTGGTGCTTTAAATAAATACAAAGGTGGTTTTAGTGTAGATTCTAAATATATTCCTTATTCTTTTTATTCAGATCATGGGGAGGGTAAACTTAGAAAGTTTATTGTACTTACACCTAAGAAAAAATTTGTAGACGAAGATGTTGATACAGGATATAAACATGAAACTTCTAAATTATTATATAAACGCATGGGAGAAAAAGGAGGAAAACAATATTATAAAAGAGTTCCTACTTTAGGAATGAGTCAAAAAGGAAATCATATAACAGAGTATGCTTATGATACAGAGGTTGAATCTTCAATTGTAAGTCCTTTTGAAAGCACACTAAGTCCGGACTATGAAAATAGTATTGGTAATCAATCTTCTGGAGTTGGATATATTACCAATGATGATAGTCCTTCTTTTAGAAATGGTAACGAACCAATACTTGAAGAAGTAACGGAAGAAACAGAAACGGAAGAAACAGAAGAAGAAAATGTTGAACAGTATTATGAAGGAAATATAACTCCTGAACCTAATACTATATTTGTATTCGGAAGTAATCCTGAAGGGAGACATGGAAAAGGAGCAGCTAAAATTGCTAAAGATCAATTTGGAGCTACATCCGGACAAGGTGAAGGATTACAAGGAAATGCTTATGCTTTACCTACAAAAGACTTAAGAATAAAAGAAAATAGAGGTTTTAAATCTATTTCTAAAGGAGATATTACAACAAGTATAATTAAACTATATGAAGCAGCTAAACAAAATCCTAATAAACAATTTAAAGTAGCTTATAGAAATACTACAGAAATGTCTTTAAATGGTTATACAGGATTAGAAATGATTGAAATGTTTAATGACGCTGAAGGTTTAATAGACAGACCTTCTAATATTGTATTTAGTAAAGAATGGGTTGATACTGGAATGTTAAAAATGAATAAAACTACTGAACAAACACCAGCAGAAACTACTATAAGTAAACTTGACGGTTTACAAGAAGTTTCTAAACAATCATCTTTGGCAACAGTTGAAAGTGATATAGGCGAAGAGTCTGTTTATAAATTAGGAGACCAAGTTTTAGAAAGACAATCTAATTATGTAACACGTAAATTAGGAGTAGAATACAATGGTATTAAATATAGCGTAGATTTTAAAAATGGGAAAATAACTAATTTAAAAACAGGAGCTGTTTTAAAAGGAGGAATTACATCTCCTATAGGAAAAGCGGTTGTAGATAAAGCAATTAAACAATCTGAAGCTAAACCAGCAATGAAAGCAGGAGCTTCTGTAGGAAACTTTGTAGATAATGTAGGACGAGATATTTTTGATGGTGGTAAAGTAAAAACTTTAGCAGAATATGTTAAAGAAGCAGATACTCAAAATAAAGAAAACGGATTTAAATTAAATAACGTAACTCAAAAAGAGTTTGACTTATTAGTAGATCACTTAACATCTATTAAATCGTCTTTCCCTGACATGAAATTTATTTCTAAAGAATTGTTCTTAAACGCAAACTTTACAGCAGAACAAATCAAAGCCCAAGGAAAAGATGGTATCGGTGGTACTCTTGATTTACTTGGTGTAGATTCAGATGGAAAACTTCACATTATTGATTTTAAAAACAAAATATTTAATTCAGACAAACAACAATTCTGGGATAGCAATTTATATAATGACGGTATGTTCGAATCTAAATTAACAGGTTGGAGTAGACAACTTAGTATCTATAAAGAGATGCTTGAACAAAAAGGATTTGAAGTTGCAACTACAAGTATCTTATTAGTTCCTACAGAGTACAGTTATGATACAGAAGGGAATATAGAGTTTGGTAAATTCCATAGTCCTAATTCAGTTGGTAAACCAATTCCAGAAGAACATCAGTCTATTTTATCTTCTGAACTAATAGAAGTTCCTCAAGATAAAGAAATGGTTGAACAGTTTAGAAAAGATACGGTTGCAGATGTTGTTGAAAATAAAGCTTCTGTACCTAAAGTAGAAGATTTACCTAAACCTCCTTCAATAGAAGAAATTAAAAATGAAGACGAGTCTGTAGTTAAAGTTTTTAGAGTAAACGAAGTTTCTGGATTTAGAGTAGAAGTTAGAAGAGAAATTGTAGAAGGCAGTGTTGTTTATCAAGCATATATAGTTGATGATGTTTTAATAGAAAATGTTGATAAAGATGCAGCTGCTGATTTAAAAGAAGGAAAAAGTATGTTACCAAAAGGTGCGTCAACTCAAGAAGAAGCAGTAGCTTTGGCTAAAGCAAAGATTAGTCGCTTTGACATTCAAGGATTGTTATTATCTTTAAATAACTCATGTAAATAAATAGTTATGGCAAATTGTCCCAATATAAGTTTTAAAACAGATCCAACTCAAGAAAAAAGCGATTGGAATATCTTAGTAGAAAAAGTAGGAGAATTAGAAGCCTACTTTATTTTTTCTAAGAATGGTTATGAAATGCCAATTATTGATGCAGATGGTAGTTATTCAATGACGGATGGTTCTGAAGCTTCTTTTGAAATGAATGAAAAACAGGATTTAGACTCTGACTTTTTTATGAAAATTTCTAAACAAAGAAATAGAATTTTAAATTCTTTACGTACTAAATACAATATTTACGAAGGTTCTAAAAAAGAAGAATCTATAAAAAAATTAAAACAATTAATAGAAGACTTTGAAAAAGCAGATATTACAAAATCAATTTTAATTTACATACAAAACATAGATTCTCATTTAGGATATACTAAAGTAGTAGGTGGTAGAAAAGTTGATGTTACTGGAAGTTTAATAGAAAAAATAGAAAGTGGTTCTTTTAAAAAGAGCCCTGGAAATTTAAAAAGACTTCGTGATTATGCTGGTACTTTTGACATGGTTAAAGATCTTGCTAAAATAATAGAAAGTAGAGATGATATTCCTAAAAGTTTTAAGGCAAGAATTGCAAGTGCTGCAGGTAGAGTAGATTCTTTTGATGCAAAATATATAGCGTACTCTAAAGATGTAATGGTTGATATTCTTGCAAACGAATCTTCTTTAGTAAGAGATACATATAAAGAAAAATTTGCAAGGGAGTTTAGAGTTAATAACCCTCGTTCTAAAACAAAGCTTAGTGCAAAAGAGCACAACTTAGCGGCAAAAGCATATATCAAACAGGCAATGAATGATAATGCTGCAAAAATTCTAAGGGAAGAGAAGAAAACCCTAAGAGAAATGTTAGACGTTTCTAAAAAAGATATTAGTGCTTTTTCTAAATTACTTATAGATCCAAAAGGAATTAATGATCATCTTGTACAATTAACAGTTCAGATGTTAGAACGCGCTGAAAAAAGTAGTCAAGCTGAATTTATTGACAAAAGAGTAGATGCAATAGACACTTGGAAAGAATTTAAAAAAGGTTTTGGAAAATCAGTAACTCCTACAAATCAAAAGGAATTGTACAATAATATTATTGAAAAGATTAATGGTAAAGAAACTAACTATTATGTACAACTATATTATTCTACTTATTATACAGCTAAAAATGAATTAAATCAAAAATTATTTAAAGAGGAAAGTGCTAAAAAAAGACGTGAATTAAAAGAAGAATTTCAAAAAAATTATCCAGAAAAAGACAATCTTAATCCACAATACTTTGCTCTACAAAAAGATAGTAGAAAAAAAGAAATGTATGATTATCTTATTCAGTTTAATAAAGATTCAGATAACAATGTCCCTCAACAAGCCAAGTTAGGATTCAAACTACCTGGTATTAGTAAAGCTCTTTCTGAAACTTTAACAGATAATGGAGCGAAAAAAACTGCAAGTAGGGTTTGGAAAGAACTTAAAAGAGTTCAAAAAGATGAATCTGATAAATACGGAGATCTTACAGAAGATGGTAAAGGGGTAAAAGTTGTTACTGATGAATCTGGAAACGTATTAAAAAGAGTTAATATTCCTTTTAGAAGCAAATTAGAATACGAAGATCAGTCTTATGATTTAATGGGAATGGCTTTAACAAATAGATTTGTATCCCTTAATTATAAGAATAAAAATGCAATAAAAACACAAATAGAAGTTCTTTCTGATATTATGGGAGAAAGAAGTGTTGTTAAAAATAGAGGTTCTAAAAGATTACTTAGTAAAGTTAAAAATTTAGCTGGTGTAGAATTAGATGAAGAGCAAGAAATATTAGAAAGTGGGAAAACTTCTCAGAGTTATGAGTTAATAAAAGGTATAATTGAAGATAGACTGTATGGTAGACAAATGGTTAAATCTGATTTCAAGATACTCGGTATGGATGTAGATTCTTTAACCGACGGTCTTATAGGATGGTCTTCTAATAATTTCCTTATTGCAAATTATATGGGAGGTGGTGCAAACATGCTTGCTGGTAAAGTAATGAACTGGTTTGAAGGTGTTAGAGGACAGCACTATGGAAGAAAAGATTTAAGAGCCGCTGAACTTAAATACATGTTAGACTTTACAAATTGGTCTGCAGATATTGGTAGAGTAGGTTATCCTACATCTAAAACTCAAATGCTTATTGAAAAATTTGTAGATACTTCTATGGATTTTACTGGGATGTCGAACAAACTTACTAAAGATAGTAGATTTAAGAACATGGCAGGAATGCAAAGTTTACATGCTATAAATAGTGCTGCGGAACATTACATACACGGTACAGTTGTTTATGCTTTTTTAAATAATAAAAAAGTAGTTAATAAAAATGGCGAGTATATTGGTAAAAATGGTAATGTAGTTGCAACAAGAGAAGAAGCAATAAGTTTAGATGAAGCTTACTATGATCCAAAAGATAAAGAGGCTACAAAAGGAAAGTTAACTTTAAAAAACAAAGATTGGAAAGTTGAAGGATATGAAGATGCTCCAGACATAGAATTTGTAATGTCTAAAATATTAAAAGAAGTAGTAAAAGATCTTCATGGTAACTACGACGAGAACAATAAAGCTCAAATACAAAGACATTGGTATGGAAAGCTTGTATTCTTTTTAAAGAAATGGATGATACCTGGTGTTCAAAGAAGATGGAGAGGTGGAGAAAATTTATTTAAAGATATAGACTCTAATTTAGAAGATAGAGCAATGTATTCTCAATTCTCAGAAGAGTTTAAAGAAGGAACTTACGTGTCTGGAATTATGTATTTAAGTAAACTATGGAAACATGGTAAATTTATGCAAACAGAAGTTTATTCTAAAGAATGGAATAAGCTTACAGATACCGAAAAAGGAAATATAAAAAGTGCTATTGCAGAATTATCAATGACAGTTGCAACTTTAATTGCTTCTACTCTGTTAGTTAAATTAGCTGAAGGTGTTGGTGATGAAGATGATGAAAGAAAGATATATGCTTTAGCATATTTAATGAGAAGGCAATATGGAGAACTTGCTTTCTATACCCCGGTAGGTATATTTGGAGAAGGTTTAAGATTTATAAAAAGTCCATCGGCAACAATATCAATATTAGAAGCATTATACAGAACGGGAGTTCAACTTATGGAAGATGGTTTTGGTATTTCTCCAGAATATTATGAACGTGGTCAATTTAAAGGAGAATCTAAAACTTATGTAAATGTGCAAAAATTATTTAATCCTTTTTATAAACAGTTTGTAGCAAAAGACGTAAAGAAATCGTACCAGTATTTAGTAAATACAAATACAATGTAAGTTTATTAGTAGTAAAATTTTACTTATCTTTATAAACAAAGTTGTATTTTTTTATACGTTTAATGTTTAGTGGGAGACAGTATCATTAAAATTTTAAAGTATGAAATTTAAAGACATAAAAAACATAGATGTTATAAGCATTATTGAAAATGCAACTGAATTATTTAGAAATAAAAAATATCAGACTAAACAATTCGTAGAAAAATTTATTGGTTTAAATATTGCAAGGTCTGGATTTTATGGACGATTGGAAAATTCTGACAATACCGTTAGTAGTTTAGAACACGATATAGTAGAGTTTAATTCTACTGAAACTGTTACTCTTTTTATTGAAGGTGTAGTTGTTTTAAATACTATTCCTGTAAACAATGGTACAGGAGTAATTTCTTACTCTGGATATGGGGTACTTGAAGTAAATAGTGTTGTAATTTATGACGGTAGATTATCAAATGCTGGCGGAGGTGATTTAGTAGTAAACCATTCAGGAGATGTAACAGGAACAACAGTTCTTACTATAGGAGATGATAAAATAAGTAACAATAAGTTGGCAAACATGCTTTCTGGTGCAATTAAAGGTAGATTAACTGGTGGAACAGGAGATCCTGAAGATTTAAATCCTGCTTCAGTAAGATCTATAATTAATGTAGAAAATGGAGCAACAGCAGATCAAACAGGTGCACAGATTAAGTCTTCCTATGAGGGGGAAAATGATACAAATGCTTTTACCGATGCAGAAAAAACTAAATTAGGAACAGTAAATGGTACTAATACAGGAGATCAAGATATTTCTGGCATAGCAACTAACGCTACTGCAATAGCAACTAACGTAACTAATATTAACTCCAGAGCAGCGGACATCCAAGTCAATGCAAATGCAATAGCTTTAAACACAGCTAAAACTGGTATTAGTTCAGCACAGACTAATAAGTTATCCGGAATTGAAGCCAGTGCAACAACTGATCAAACAGATGCGGAAATAGAAACTGCTTATAATAACCAAGTACCTTTAATAACTCAAGCAGAAATAGAAGCAGGGACAGATACAAACGCTAAAAGATTTACTGCACAAAGAATAAAACAAGCTATTGCAGCTTTGGCAAGTAGTGATAATCTTTCAACTTCTGACTTAGTTCAAACAGATTTAATACGGACTTATACAAGGTCAGCAATTGCAGGTATCTCTAAATTAAGATTTAGAGGCACAAATCAATCTATTCAATGGGAAAATGGGACAAATCTAAATTTTTATGCTGGTGATGCCGATGCAGTTGGCGCAATTCCTTCTGTATCAATAAAGGGATCGGGCGCAAATGTTGGAATTATAACTTTTAGAAATGGAGGGGCAAAAATAAACACTTTAGGAGATGATTTAATATTGACTGGTCAATCAAATGGAACTATTCCCACTTCGATAGAATTGGGAATAAATATAGTGTTTAATGTTACGTCACCCGCTTGGGCAACGTGGTTTAAGTCAAACAAGGTTAATTTCAAATCAAACGATAGTTCAACTTTTTATGGATCAATGGATACGGGCGTTTTTGTTTGGTCTACGCAAACGACGGCGCCATCTCCAATAGCAAACGAAAAATTCAGCATTCAAGAAGATACGTTAATTAAGGGATCGAACAATTCAGCATCAACAAGCGGGTTCAAAGTTACTGATGTTAATAACCTTAGTTTATTAGATGTAAGAAATAACGGACAAACTTGTTGGGGTGGTGCAAAAGTTGTCAATGTTGCACACATAATGTATAACCCAAGTAATCAAGCATCAAGTCTTTTAAGACTTATAGACAATAATGGAACAACGGGAATTAATTTAGGTACTGCTGGAAGAATAACTACAGCTAACAGCAGTCAAGGTGTTATATTTCTAACTTTTGCTCAAGGTGGAGTTCCACACATACAACTTTATCACTCTTCAAGAGGGTTGATTGTAGACTTACAAAGTGGTGCTTCTCATATTGATGCAACATCCTTAGTGGTAGGTGGTCAAACAGGAATAACAGGGGCAAAGTTTACAATTCAAAACGCAAGTGCTAATACTTACCAACAACTATTTTTTGCAAATGTAAGAACTACAACTAACGGTTTTATAAATAGTAGTGGCTCATTTAATGCAGATCAAAAAGGATTAGAAGGTTTTGACACTGATAAAAATAAAAAGTTCTTTTGGAACGGTACGGCTTGGGAAAAGATAAAAGGTAATATTGAAAGCGTTTCTGTTGCAAGTGCAACAACTATAACGCCTAATATTGATAGTTCAGAAATGGAAATTGTTTCAGCATTAGCAAGTGCTTTAACAATAGCAGTACCAACTGGTGTAGCATCTTCATTTTATGAGGGAAAAGAATTAACTTTTAGAATAAAAGATAACGGAAATGCTTACGGATTAACTTGGAACGCTATATTTGTAGATTATACAGGAGCTTTACCAACTACAACTGTGGCAGGTAAAACAGTTTACATAGGTTGTAAATATAATGTAGTAGATACTAAATGGGATGTTGTAGCAGTACAAGTTCAACCATAAAATGAAGACTAATGTATATAGTTATAAGTAAAATAGAGTTAAGTGACATACCTGGAGAATTAAAGTTTTCTGAGCATGCTTTTACTACAGATATTTCTTTACAAGAAGAAATAAATAATTTATATGATAATACTTTAGGAACTTTTATTGAAGATAATAGAGTTGCTTTGGAAATGGAAACTCTTGATATTTCAACATTTTTTACCGATAATAACGTTGAACATGTTTATGAAGCAAGAACAGAAGTTTATGATTCTGGTGAATTAAAAGGTGTTGAGGTAACAAACATAAACCAACTTTAGTATGGCGATAGCAGCAGGAACAAAAACAACTAATGTAACAAATCCGGGAGGAACTACTGTTACATTTAATCATAGCCAAAATACAGGTGATGATAGATTTCTTGTTATTGCTATTGCTCATAATAAATCTAACCAGATAAGCAACATCAAATACAATAATGTTACTTTAACATCAAGATTGTATCACAACGGATCTACTAATAAGTATGGGTTTTTTGTTTTAGCCAACCCAGCAACTGGAACAAATCAAGTTAAAATAACCATGACTGCTGGAACTTGGAATCCAATTGGAACTCATGTTTATTCATTTACAGGAGCGTCTTCTGATGGTGGAGTTGTTGGAAATAACGATGTAGCAAACACACCTCACTCAAGAAACAGAACTGGAGTAACTGCTGGATCAAGAATGTTATTAATGGGTATCAGTACTCAATCCCCATCTCAAGGGAGTTGGACAATAGGGGGCCAAACTTTAATCAAAAGACACAATCTAAACATTGGTAATAAAATGGGGGTTGGTCTTTCTACTCAGGAAGTATCAGGAACAGTTACTTGTGTTGTAACTGCAAGTGCAAGTTGGAAGCAGTTTACTAACAATACTATAGAAATAAAAGCAGCAGTTTCTGCAACTCCAACTCTTACTGTTTCAGAAACAGCATTAAGTGGATTTACTTATGAGGAAGGTTCTGGACCAAGTTCAAATCAAACCTTTACTGTATCTGGAGATGACTTAACTGCAAACGCAATTATTACCGCACCTACTAATTATGAAGTATCATTATCAAGTGGGAGTGGGTTTGGAGGAACTGCGTCAATAGGTAGATCTGGGGGTGACCTTGTATCAGAACCAAGAACAGTTTATGTAAGACTTAAAACAAGTTTATCAGAAGCTGATTATAATAGTGAAACATTAACCGTAGCGTCAACTGATGCTACAACCAGAAATATTACTTTAAACGGTAGTGTAACTACTGAAGCTTCTACAGGAAATAATAATTTTTTTTTAATGATGTAAAAAATAATAAAAATGATAACAATAACTTTAACAGAAAATAGCGGAGTAAAAGCAGGAGGTCTTGATATTTACGCAGCAGGTATAAGAAAAATATCTTGTCCTGGGAATATTGGTACAGGAAGAGAAACTCTTCAAACTTTTAACATACCTTTTAATTGGTGTTACGGAGAGTCTACTGAATGGAAAGCAGAGAATGCTGTTAAGTTAAGTATTGAAGGTTCAGAAAAAAACATTATGGGCCAAGACTTTGAAATGGAAAAAGAAGATAAATCTGATAAGTATATTTATTCTGAAGGGGGTAAAACAGGTTTAAAGGCTTTACATTATATGATGAGTAATTATGGAAAACAAATAATTGAAGAGTTTTTTCCAAATGTAGGAGATGTAGAAGTAACTTATTTAGATTAATATGTTATCTTTTCCTATCATTATGATAATACTTATTTTATTGTATGCTAAAGTAAAAAAATATAGAATTTATAATAATTATAACATGAAAAAATATATATCATCTAAGAGTATTATTAAGACCGTTAAAGGAAAAGGCTATAAGTTTTTTAGTAAGGGGAGCTATAATTTAAATATTATAGGAATACGATCTAACAATAGCCAATCTGATAAGTTTGATGATGAAATTCATGTTTTATTTAAAGACGAAAAAGGAGAAGAATGTCACGAAGTATTTCCATGTACTACAGATCCTGGTAAACATTGGCTTTTAAACCCAATGAACAAAAAAGGAACTATCATTATTGTACCTGGCCAATACAGAGGAGCTTATCGAATAGGTATTCATGGTCGAAGTAGACCAAAGACAGCTTATAAGGCACTCGAACAAGTTAAACCTATGACTTATGTTCGTGACAATTCTAAAGATTCTGAATTAGATTTTAATCTATATGAAGATATGACAACAGATCACAATAGTGATAAGTTTGAAATATCTAATTCTAAAACTAACATACATCGTGCGTCTAAGTGGAAAAACTTATTGAATATTGGCAGGTATTCAGCAGGATGTCAAGTTATTCAAAGTCCGGATCTTTTTCTTCGTTTAATTACTCTTTGTGAATTACAAACAAAACACGGTCAAGGTGAAAACTTCACTTATACATTACTCGAAGAAAAAGATTTTTAAAATGAACGATCAAGGATCAAATAACATGGTGGGAGCAATTTTCGGTAGCATTGGTGCTGCTGGATTTGTAGAGGTAGCAATGCATACAATATTATTGTCTACAATAGGAGCGATAGTAGGTGGTGTTGTAGGTTTTTTAGTAAACCGATGGTTGAAGAAAATATTTGCAAAACTTGATAAAAAGAAATTAAATGGAAAAGATGAAGATGCCAGTGAGTAAAAGACTGAAAATAACTGTCTTTGCATTTATGGTAAATGTTTTACTTTTTTGGTACGGTATGTATAAAGGTTCTGATCTTGCATCTCTTGGTGCTGGACTTGCTTTTATAAACGCGCCAATAATGACTTACTTAGGAGCTGAAACGGTTAAACCTTCTGTAAAGAAAAAAGAAAATGACGTATAAAATCATAATTTCATTTGTTTTAGCTTTGTGTTTAAGTAACTTATTTACTAAAGTTGTTGTTGAAGATACATATGAAAGCAAACTAATTCTTTTTGAAAAAAGACAGGTTTTCCGTGATAGTATCATTTTTCAAGATTCAATCGCAATTCGAAAATTGCAAATTGAAAGAGATTCTTTAATATTAGTTCAGAATACAATTGATAACGAATTGGACTCTGCAATTAATATAATTAAAGGTCATACAAAAATAACCGTTACACATAAAGATGTAATTGAAGCATTATCATGGATAAAAGATACACACGGAGTAAAGGATACTATAAGGTAATAGTTTTGCTACTATTAACAACTTTTAGTACATTTGGTCAATGCGATAAAGATTCTGTCTCTATTGTACAGGTTGACTCATCTTGTCAGAAGATTCAAATGAGTCCTGAGAAGTTTACTGAATTTTATCTTTATAAAAAGAATTTAGAGAAAATTAAACGTGATCTTCCAAACGTACAGAGAAAATTGGATTCTCTTAACATTATAAATGATTTAATTGAAGAAAATTTACAAGCAGAAATTGATAGTACCAATAAGCAAAAATTTGTTTTAATAGAAGGTTTAGACGATTGTACTGAAACTCTTGTTAAAATAGACATAGAAAATGACTATCTTACTAAAAAGGTTGGGGAACTGGAAAAAAGACAATGGAAAATGTTTAGATACGGTACTGCAGTTGGTGTTGTGTCTGTATTTTTAATTAAAATACTTATACAATGAATTTAACTATAAACGTCAAAAGTACAGATTATGCTACCTCAGCTAAAACAGCTTTAACCGTTGCGGCAGGTGGTATCACGATAGGTTCTTTATCATCAACGGGTACGGTAAATACTTTTACGGCTGCTGTTACAAATAAAACAGCTGTAAATATAACAGTTACTAAAACTGGTTATCAGCCGTATTCAATGACTATTGATAATGTATATTCTGCAGATAAAGCAATAGATATTGTTTTACAAGAAATTGTACCAATAGGAAATAATGTAGCTTGGAAATTTGACGACAATGGGTATAATAACGGTACAGGTGCAGGAACTTTAACATTTTTATCTTTTAGTAGTACTAATAAACATTCTTTTATTGTAGGAGATGTTATTTCTATAACACAAGATGCCGGAGCAACAAATGCAAGTTATGATGGTAATACTACAGTTACTCATATAGTATCTGATTATGAAATTAAAGTAAATAAATCTTTTGGTGTAAGTACTGATCCAGAAGGTGGTTCGGTTGTTAAAGTTAATGTCCATCCATATGCTAATATTTATCCAGACATGTTTCATTTTTTAGACATATGTTCGTTTAAAGCAGATTATTACTCAGCAAATTCAGGAAGTATTTCACAATCTTCTTGGTATGTAAACAATATTTTATATTCTACAGGAACTAAAACTAAGATAGATTTTATATATCCTGGTAATTACCAAGTTAAACATGTTGTAGAAAATTCAGAATGGTTAAAAGCTTTTGCAACTACTTTACAAGGAAATACAGTTTTTAATAAAACAAAACAACCAATTGGAAATTATTTAATTTTAGATAAAGTAACAAATGTAAGTATTACAGAATACAGACCTGATTTATCTTTAGGTTTTACAACTCCAAATAAACCCCTTGCTTCAACTTCTTTAAGTTGCTATGCTATGGGAGAAACAATTACAATAACTCCAACTTGGACTTTAAATAGACCGGGATCTATAGCAAACAATCACAAAATTGTTTATACTATAACAGATTCAGATGGATTTGATGTTGATCCAATTAACACTTCAGGTACAGCTCAGGATACGTTTCCTTTAAGTACAAGTTTTGCAAATGCTACTGTAACACTTAAACTACTTAAGCTTGGTACATATAAAATAAAAGCTGTAATTGAAGATGATGATTGTGGCACTGAGTTTCCAATAGAATATTGCGTTGAAACTTGTAAATTTATTAATGTAAAATACAAGTCTTGTAATACATACACAATAGAAAATAAGAGTAGTGTTACTGATGTTGCTTATAATATTGAACAACATGGTGTAACAAAATCTGTAGCTTCTGGTGCTTTAGTAGCAGGTGGAAGTACAGATATTACTTTTACAAATCCTGGAATTTTTGTAATGACAGCTACTTATGGTACTACGGTAGAAAAATATATAATTAGTAATCACTGTGAAGTTGAAAAATGTATCACAAGTTATATAACAGATTTACTTTGTGGAGGAGGTGATCCTTGTTCACCATGTCCAGAAGACAATGAACTTAACCAGATACTATTAATGAGCTATACTTATTTCATGAAATTGAATAAAGAATATGCTTTAAATAATTTTTATACTGGATTGTCTCAAGAAAAATTAGATGAATTAACTTCAATTAGTAGCGTTTTAAATAAAATGTCTTTATTTTGTAGTAGAAGAAAGTGTTTAGATTCTTCTTTTTCAGAAGGAACAAACACTAATGGGCCTGTAAATAGCTGGAGTAGTAAGAGTGGAAGTTGCAATTGTAACTCTACAAATACTGCAAGTACTAATGTAAATACATCCTCAAGTGGATGTGGTTGTAGCTGATGAGTTTAATTGTACCATATAGTAAGAAAGCCGTAGCTAATGTAGTTGAAAACAAGTACATTAAAGCATGGGCAATTGTAGATACTGAAGTAACTGCATTATTAAATGCTGCTTGGAAATATGATTTAAAAGGAAAAGCTAAAAAGGCTTTAAAAAATTATAAAGCGGCCAATTATTATATATATCTTTTTCATTATGCGATGAATATAGATTCGTACATGGAAAGAAATAAAATAGACAGGACTTGTATTTCAAGTGTTGTTTTTTCAGAATTTAAAATAGACTGTGTTCAAAAAAACTTACCTTGCATATCAAATGAGCTTGGTGGAAACTACTTAAGTAAGTGGAAATCATTAGCTTCAGAATTAAAAATAGAATTAAATGAACCTTGTGCAGATCCTACATTGTTCAAAGGAGAGTTTTCGTACTGTGATTTCACGAGTGCGGGATTTACTTTAACAGGTGGTACAAAGAAAGCTTCTTGTGTACCTGTAGAACCAGGATGTTCAGTATTAAAACAAATAAAACCTTAGATTATGGCAATAGGAACTGATTATAACGTAAAACAAGACCTAATAAATGCTGTAGTAGCAAAGGTTTTTAAAAATGATACTTTTGGAATAACAGGAGAAGGACTGCAAAAATCATTATGCGACATGATTGAATCCTTATGGGGAGACAATGTTGGAGGTGGTAACGCAAACATAGTAAATTTAACATATGCTCAATTAGGAGTTCATGTAGCAGCTGGTACATTAGTACCTGGTACATGGTATAGATTTGATTTTGAAAATGTTCATGCTATTACTGATAGTTTATTAACAAATACTACAGTTCCAGGATATACTCAAATCATTGAAAAGTTCTTAGTTCTTGCAACTACTACCAATAAGTTGAGTGGTTTTGCTCTTTCAGAAGACAATCCATATGATGTTATAGAATATAATCAAACTCAAGCAAGCCATGGTTCACCTGCAGTTCTTGATAATGGTACTGTAATTAGAAGATATGATATCTTAAATGATAACGAAGCTTATTTTGATTTCAGAAATTATACTGTTGCAAGATTTAAATTACTTAACAGTTCAATTCCAAGTACGGCAACTACAGTTGATAGAAGTGAAATGTATAGAGATCCATCTAATGGGGGTATTCGTATTTCTGTTAGAGATGATTCAGCTCAAAATAATTTTAGATTGGTTAATGATATTGGTAATGTATTTGAAAATCAACCTTATTATGCTTATAATGGAGGGTCTATAGAACTATTTAGTAATACTATTACTGTATCATCAACCCCTACTTTTTATCCTTGTTTTCTTAAATCCAATTCTGAGTCAACTCATACTGGAATTAAATTAGCAAAAGGAGTTACAAATGTTTTAATCGGTAGTGGAAATCAATTCTTTGGTGCAAGTCATAAATGTGAAAATATAGAAATTGGGAAAGGGTCAAATGGAATAACAATATTGGCTTGTAGAAACATTGCCATTGGTGAAGATTCTTCTAACGTTGTAGTAATGCGATCTGACGAAATTTCTATTGGTAAAAAATGTACTGAAATTTTAATATTTGATAGTAATGAAAATAAAATTGAAAATCATTGTAATGAAGTTTTAGTAATTGATTCTACTAATAATGAAATAAAGCAGAAATCAAATGATATTATTATTTTAAAAAGTAATTTTAATGAATTAGGTAGTAAAAATGTAGGAGTTTTTATAATTAGACAATCTCATAAGAATGTATTTGGAAATAGTTGTGGTGCAATTAGTTTAGGAAGTACTACAGCAAACGATTTTAGAGCAAGTTGTACAGCTATTGATATTTATTCAGGTGGATATAACAGATTTGCTCAAGGTTGTAACTTAATTAATTTAATTGGAGAGCAAGATGCTTCTTTTGTTGGAGGTAATTATTATTCTCCATATTCTGAAATGGCATATAATACATTCGGAATAGCTTGTTCAAATATTTCATTTCATGGAATAAACGGAGGAAGAGGTAATATGTTTGGAGATGAGTGTGCAAATTTAATGTTTGGACAAGTAAGTACTGGTGGTACAGGATACATTTCTGGGCCTTCTTTAATGAATACAAGTTTTTGTAGAGGTATTCGAAATAAAACCTTTAAGGATTTTCCTTTAAATAGTTTTTCTTTTATTACTCCTAATGCTGATACGCAAGTTATTGATTATACAAGTTGGTATTCTCAAATTGTATCAGTAAGACAAAAAGGACTTAGTGAATCAACGCAACCAGAATTTCTTTTAGAAATTGAAGATTCTGCCGTTTCAAATAACGCTACGTTCTCGATAGAATTTGAAAATTGGCCTGTAGGTACTCAGTCTGTACTTAACTACGCAATTACTTATACTACTCCTGCAACAGGTACAGTAACAAAAGCTACAGTAACAGCTGGTTTAATGGCAGCAATAAATCTTCAATATGCAAACAGTGCTAAATCACAAGGACTTGGGATTATTGTAAGCATGACAACAGGATTTTATTATATTAAAGCACAAAGTTCAAATTTAATGAGTAGACCTCATTCAGTAGAAGGAGTAGTAACAAAAAATAATCACTGGTGGCCAGGTAGTAGTAGTTCTAATACTGATATAATTGTTTCTTACGAAGGTGCTGGTGGTAGTGGTCTTTTTACAGGTACTTTTCCTCCTCCAAATGGAGTAAAAGGAACTGGTTCAGATGTAGCAAATGAATCAGTAGGTTATAGTATTGATCATGCACCACAAGGTGGGGCATATACATGGACAAGTATTGGTTACCCATTAGCAGTTCTTATTACAAGTGGTACAGAACCTCACGTTTTTCAAGGAAGTAATTTTGAAGCACATTCGGATATAAATAATCCAAGACCACAACCACTTCCATAATTATTAATAAGGGGAATAAAATAAAGACAGATGGAAAAGAAGGAAAAAGAAGTACCACCATTAAATGCATTTTTTGATAAAGTGTATGTAATAAATTTAGCAAAAGATAAAGTTAGATTAGCTAATTTTAAAATAGAAGCTATAAGAACAGGAGTAAAAGCAGCCAGAGTTGCTGCTATTTCTGGGAAAGATAAACGTGTTGTATTTAATGGTACTGAAACTGAAGGTTGGAATAAAAACGCTGCTGCTTTAGCATTTACAACTTTAAAACTTATTAAAAACGCTAAAGCAAAAGGATATAAAAGAATATTTATATTTGAAGATGATTCATATATGATCAATATTAATTTCCAAAGTATTTTTAGAAAAGCACTAAATTCTTTACCTAAAAAAGAAAAAGGAAATTGGGATTTTTTACATTTTAACTCATTTGACGAACATCCTTCCGAGTGGGTAGCAGCATGTTTAAAAAAATTAGGAGGAGCATGGTGTTGTCAAGCATATGGTATAAACGAAAATGTTTATGATGCATATATTGAAAAGCTTGAAAAGTTTGATAAGCCAATTGACCAGATGACTATGGAATTACATAGGGATAGAGATAAATCATTTACAACTCATCCTCATATTGTTTATCATAAGTCTAATAGACCTTCTTCATTAAGAGAAAAAGTAGTACAATATTAATATTAGTTTAGGTTTGGTTTAGTGTTAGTAAAAAAAAAGGAAGGATCTTAGCCCTTCCTTTTTTGATTTTACATGTGATTCTTTTGATACTCTTGAAAACTTAATTTGTGTTTAAGAGTTTTTCTGTAGTTCATGTACTTTTTGTACAATTCCATGTTTTCTTCTTTGTTTGGTTTCGGTTTCTTCATGTTCTAAAAAATGTAGCGGATTTTATTCCAGTTAATAATTCTGTCATGCAAGTCTACGAATAATTTTATATAATTGTTTTTTAAATTACGTTTATATCTAACATTCGTACCTCCATAACTTGATACTTTCTTCTCCTGGTTTTGAGGTGTCCATAATAAAGTTTCACCACCTACATTGTTTTCTAAATTTACATAATGCTTTCTTTCATTATGTGTAAGAAAGATTACTTCGCATTTTACTTCGTCTTTGTAATCAATGTAATCATTGCACATTTGAAACAAAAACTTGTAATCTTCTAACCAATTCTTATATACAATGACCGGGCTAAAATTAAGATGAACTTCATAACCAGCGTCAATAAAAGCGTCTACAGCCTTTATCCTATCTATGATAGCAGGTGTGTTTGGCTCCAATTCATTAGATATTACTTGTGGCATTAAACTAAATCTAATCCTAACTTTTTTATCAGGATCGTAATTTAGAAATTCAACAGGTATTATCTTGGTTGCAAATGTAGCCATAGCAATTGGATGATTTCTAAAAAAATCAAAAATAAATTTCCAATCGTGGTGTTTTCTATGTAGTGCAAAATCCTCGTTACATGCAATATCATAAGTGATATGTGCTTTATGTGTTTGATTAGGCTTTTCTACATCGGCAACAAAATACGAATGGTTGTTTACTTCACTTAAAATTTGATTAGCATTTCTTGCTATTGATAGTCCTTTGGAAAGATGTCGTTTCATATAGCAATAGCTACAATTTAACAAACACCCATAGCCAAAAGAAGGAGTAATGTAATCACTACTCCTTCCAGACTCCCTTATTACCATAGATTTTCGATCAATCTTTTGGATTTTCATAAAATGTTTTTTTGAAATATAACTCGTTCGACTAAACTCTCCTCTGTAAGTGCAGTTCTCTTGTTTACAATATGCTATTCCACCTTTAAGTACTAAATTCCAAAAAGGATTTATTAAATTGGTACTTGTTTCTCTCGTCTGTCTTTTGTTTGATACTGTTTAGATTATTGCATCTAATAGAGTTATATTTCAGTTTTTAAAAATTTTTTTAATTATATAGATTAATGTGTACAAAATCCAAACAATTGACATTATAACAATAGGTATAAGGGTAAGTGTTGCTGTTCCAACTATTACAATTAAAACAGCATTTAGTATAAAACTCATATTTCGTAATTATTAATTTGACCTTCTAAACATTTAGCAACATGATAAATAGAATCAGCTCGGTCTTTTAAAGACTTTACGTATTCTAATATCTCATCTGTTGAATCAGATACATAATATCCTCTACTTGTAGCCATAAGAAATGGCACTTTATTATTTGTTCTAATATAATTAACTACTTTTCTAATTCTTGCACCATCTATTGTTATAAAATGATGCTTTTTCATTTGTGCAGCTATATATTTTGCTGTCATAGCACATTCTTTTCCTTTAAGTTTCTTAAAACCTTCTATAAGTATTGGTAATGCTATAAGTTCTTCTGCGCTTAATGGTTCTGTTTCATTTTCAAATCCTTTTATCATGAATATTTTTTTAAATAGTTAATAATTATCAACTTAATTGTGAATCTGGACAGTGGCCAATTTTATCATAAACAGTTTTTATCATATCTTTTTCAGCATCTTCTGGAGATTTTAACTCACTGTCAATGTCACTGTATAAATCATAAGTTTCATCTCCATTTTTATCAGATACTGACCAAACATATTCGTCTCTTCTGAAATGCTTTCTTATTACTGCCACCCAGCTTCCCCAGCTGTACTTTAAATCGAACTCTCTTATTATTTTTGGCTCTTTCATTATTTTTGTCATAATTAAGTTTAAAAACCGCCACTGTCTAATAGGTACATTTTCTAAACTGTACTTTTCGAACTGTGGCTGGTTTGATTGTTACTCTTCGAGTTCTAAGACTTCGTGTCCATGTATAAACTCTTCTTGTGTTTTACTCCATTGTCCAGAAGCCTGGTGATAAGCAACCATGCTTAACAAACGATTGTATTCTTTTTCACCTTTCTCAATGTATTTTTCTCCAATTCTAAAAACTTTACATTGATAAAGACCTGTTGTTTCTACAGCAACTATATAGTGACTAAAAACAATTCTTGTATCTTCAGGATAATCTCCTTTTAAGATATAAGTTTGTTTAATAAACTCTGTAATTGCTTCTTTATATAAAGCAAGTTGTCGATAATAACGATACTTTTTAAAACTGTATTTAAAGTTTGCAACAGTAGAAGATGTAGTTTTAAAGTCAATTAAATCTACAACAATGGTTTTTTTAGAAATAAAATGTAATTTGAATCTGTCAACTAAAGATTTCATGTTCATACTCACAAGACTGTAAGTACTTCCAGGATTAACTTCTTTTTTCCAATAAATAGCTTCCTCGTTGTAAGCTTTTATATCGTCTTTGAAGTCTGGCTCTTTGAAAAGCAACTCATAAGCTTTTGGATTGTTATTGATACTTTCAATAATAAAACCCATCATGTTTAATTGCTGCTGATTCAGAATTATTTGATCACTTCTTTCTATAAATAAATAATTAATGTACTCTGCACCTTCTTTCCAGAATTTAGCAGTTACAGTATCATCTTTCATAGACTTGTAAGCTCCTTCTCTTACGTCCAAAGCTATTTCCTTTATGATCTTTTCTGAACTTAGAAAATTATCTACAGTAATAGCACCTGGTAATGCATTAAAGACTCTCCCAACCCATAGGGCCATAGTTTCCGTCGGCTTTGTAAAGTCTGAAATAACAAAGTTTGCTGGATCTTCTACGTACTTGTGGATTATCTTCCCGTTTTCAAAAGACGGATTTGGTTCGTATGTAACATCTCTATCAAGAACAACTTTCTTGAATTTTGCTGGCGAACCTCCCTGATCAGGGTTAATTTCCTTCAACCCACTGTTAGATACAGCAGGAATGGAATAATAATGTAATTCTTCCATTAATTTCTTGGTTTTAAATGTTTGAATTTTGTAATTAAATTAAGCGACTCAGACTCTGCTTCTCTATCTCTACCTTTTTCTACAGTAGAATCAATATCGAAATCAGAACCGTGTCTGGTTTGTAGTTTTAATAAGTTTGAAAGAAGTACATCTTCAAAATCAAGACCTTCGTATACAATTAACATTCTTGTAAAGTCAAATAACCCATCAAGACTGTTTAGAATAAGTGCATTTAGAGGTCTTTGATCAAATTTATCTTTCTCCATTTCAACAAATTCTGAAATTTGCACAGCACATCTTGACATATAAGTTAAATGATTTATTTCAATAATATCTTGATACGAAAGTTGTTTAAAATCATGAGCTATCATTTCAGTTTCATCAAGTATCTCAAGTAATTTAACCACATAATAGATTAAATCTCCAAATTCACCTTTTAATTCTGTTCTCCACTCATTTGTTTTCTCTCTCTTGTAACCATGTATCTTCTTATACCAACCTATTATCTCTCCAACCTCTTCCATTATAGCCAAACGACAATGATCAATTTCTGATTGCTTGTCGTCCTTGTTCCAGGTTCTATTAATACCTTCTAAATAATCTTCAAACTTCATTTTTTTAATTTTTTTAAATGTTCCTTAAATTCTTTTTGCTTTAGTATCCTATCGTCGCTTTCTTTTGTAATTGTAAATACAAGCTTTCTATCTTTAGAATCGCTAACTGGTATAAATAAAGGTATTGGGGCTTGTGTCACATACATAATGTGATCGTCCTCGATAATTTTCTTACAATTACCTCTATCTCCTGTTAAACAATCTTGGAAAGCTTTAATGTAAGGCCAGGATCTATTATCTACATCCCAATAAGAAAACCCATCCTCTTGAATTACATCGTGTATCTCAAGATTGATTCTTATTGGAAATTCTTTAATAGGTTTAAGAGTATCTGTATATTTTGACATCTCCTTTTTAATAGCCTTCATTAATTTATTTCTAAATGGCCCGGAAACTTCTCCGTTATAAATCTTTTGACCATTTATCATAATGTAGTTTGGTGTGCCTGCTGCACGTGGGTTTGCTACAACCCTATCTCCTGTTTCTTTATCAATTAAAAAACGCCTTTTACCAAAACCTTTAACTTCACGATATTCATATTTATTTTTATCGTGATACTTCTTGGCTTTGGGTGGTTTTTTCCCTAATTCGTAATACTTCGCTCGACGTGCTTCAGACAGTTTTACCCTTCTTAAATATTGGGGTATTGTTACTGTTTGCATAAGAATTTAATTTAAAAAAAGAGGGCTCAAGGCCCTCTCTCATTTATAAAGCATTTACCTCTTCTTCTTCTTTAGAATTAGATTTTTCTAATTCCCCAAACTTTTTGAGGATTTCAGATTTGATTTCTTTCCAATCTCCTTCAGTCTTTTCTGCATACTTAGAAGAATGATAAATAGCTCCATTTACAGCTGTCATTGAAGAATGAACAAAATACTGTAATACTCGCATTGCGCCTGTATCGTCATTTGGTATGGCACCAATGTGCATAGGATCTACAAAAACGTTATGAATCTCACCACTGATATATGAGATATAATGCAATCCACCTACGTGTAATCCAGGTACACAACTTCTGTTGTCATCACAATTCACATTATCCCACGAAGGAAGTCTATGAACATGACCAACTTTAATTATGTGACCTGCTTTATCTACAAGGTCGCCCTCACAATAAAAAGCATCACCACCCATAGCCATTATTGCAGGAATGAATGTTCTTGCTTCTGCAGTAAGACCTTCTCTTGAATCACCAGTCACTTCACCAGTTACAGGATCGAAAGTTTTCTCATACAAAGGCTTTTTAATAGGGTTACCATCTTCGTCTGACTTATATGCCCAATCAACTTCTGAAGATACCTTATAACAGTTTATCAAGCCTTCGTTAGTAATCTTAACCTGAAAAACTTCAGCCATCTTCTCAGCAACTTCTTCTGAATAACCAGCTTCCAACTTTTCGTTGTAAATCTTAGGGTGTTGATACTTCATGTCGATGTAATTAAAGAACCTGTTTGCAAAATCAGATTGATTTGCTTTCTTGTTTCTTAAAAATCTCATCCAACATTTAAGCAAAGGTGAAATATCAATTGTTTTGTCAATAGACTCCTCTAATCTTCGAACTAAAGGTTTTGGCATTGCAACAGAAGAAATAACTCCTGTCTTAATTTTTAGATAATATCCATTTGTTTTAGGACATCTGTACACGTCTGGGTGAAAAGACTCTGCTTTTTCCATTTCGCCTTGCTTAAGGATTCCTTCTAAATCTTCCATCAAGATTGCATAATCTTCCATAGAAGAAATTTCTTGAGCTTTAGCAGATAGCTTCATTAATTGTGCGAATTTAATTTCGCAATGAGGAATTGTGTACTCCTCGTTGTTTGTGGATATGCTTATTACATCATCCATTTTGTTAACTACAATCATAGTTTTTAGTTTAAATTTAATAATTAATTTTAGTTATTTGAAATCCCTCTCATATCAATAATTTCTTTCAAGAACATTGAAAGATCATCTGATAAAGTAGGCTTTCCGTAATGATGATTCTCACAGTTTAAAACGTCAATACGATTAAATAACGCTTTTACTGGGTTTGCATAATTAAGCAATTCGTTTAGTTTTTCCAACATTTCACTGTCTACAGATACGCCACCCACTGTACCGTTTGGTAAAGCAAATTCTTTAGCTTTCTCAGAAATGTCTTCATTACTATTGTTTTCATCTTCTACAAAGTTTTGAAATTTCTCAACATTATCTAAATAAGATACAAAATCGTTATAAAAACTCTTGTAAGAACTGGTGTTTCTAAACTCAGAACTCTCCATAAAGTTATCTTTAATATACAACATTATCTCATCATAAACTGCTGTTCTATCTTCATCAATTGACTTGAAATTTCTGAAAAAAGAAATGTCTCCCATTCTTTCGTTCAATAGTCTTGCAGTGTTCCATTTTACTATTCTGTCGTCCATAACTATTTTTAATCCTAATGTTTTACCATCTTTTTTAATTAATTCTTGTTTTCCATATAAATCATCTATGTGCGAATGTTCTTTAAAATGACGTTTATTGTTTTTAGAAATAGAACATAGTCTAAATTCATCAGTAAAGAAAGTTTTAGTATCATAAAGGGAATTATAACCTTGTGGTCTAAGTTGTTTATGTAGAATATTTGCAGCAAACTGCATCTTCTCATCATCTATTTGATAACCATAGTATAATTTTCCTTCAAAATCTTCTATCTCTCTTATTTTTGGTTCTACTTTACTTTTCTTGTATAATACTTCATGTTGACCACTGTAGTTTGTATGTTTACATACAAAAGTATTTAAAACCAATCTGTCTTCTAAATCACGTCTTTCTTTGTTACTTAGTGCTTTAATTCGAGTTTCTGTCTTTATTTCTTCTTCTTTCTTAATTAGATTAACTTTAAAGTCTTCTGGAACTACTACATCTTCATATGAAGTATAGTCTTCAGATTCTTTAAATAAATTGATTACATTGTTTCTGTTTGCGATTAGTTTCTTCTTTAGTTTTGCTTTTTTCTTCTTAAAACCATCATCTTCTACTTTATTGAAAACTGATTCTTTTTTATTAAATAAATCAGTTTTCTTTGTTTTGATTTTATTAAAAGCAGTTTCTCCTAAAACATTAGAGTATGTAAGCTTTTTTTCTAACCATGTTTCAAACTGTTCATCACTGAATATATCTATTCTAAAGAAAGAATCAGAATTAGATTGTCCTGCTATGAAAAAGTTTTTAGTACGATCATTTTTAGCTTTGGTTTGTTCGTTTATAAGGAAATAAGCATCTTTAGGATCAAAAGTTAACCAAGATTCAGATTCGTTATATTCAATATCATGAAGACCACTGTGTTTTTTAACTTTAGTAATCTTTCTAACACTGGCAATACCTTCGAACATAAGTTTTGGTTGTCGGTATCTAATTTTTGTCTTGTTAAAAATTGGATTTACTTTCTTTAAATCTACAATTTTAGACAATCTTCCAATAAGAGTATCGTTTCTACTAAAACTTGTTATGTCATTACAGGCTTTAATCCACTTCAAGAAATCTGTTTCTTGCAATTGTTCTTGAACAATCATAGTAGCTTCGTCTTGAGCTGTTTCGAACTTACTTAACAAGAAATCTCTTGTAGAAGGAGTCCATCGAATAGCTTCACGAGATGCAATTACATCTACACCAGGAGTTACAACAATTTCTTCACCTGTATCGGGATCTTCATAAACCTGTCTAATCTGGCATTTTATACCGATTGGGCCTGATAAATCTTCGAGTTCGAGTTCTTTGAAATCAATGTGTCCGTAACATACACCTACTGCATTATCACCATTTACGATAACTACGTATGGCTTTGAGTAAGGTACATTTTTAGCAATAATTAGATTATCACTGTTGTGTAGAATTTCTGATTTAAAGTCTATTTCAAATGCTTCTCCCATACCTTCATATTCTCTATAAAAAGAAACATTGCTAAAGAACAATAATTGTGTCTTTACTGATGTTTCAAATTCATATCTGTAATGTTTAAGGCAAGGTATTTCTATTTCTGTGTAGTTTAACTCATCTGTTTTTTCACCATAAATAATTCCTGATACTTCTCCGTTATTGTTTTTAAATTCATAGGCAATATTCTTTTCTTTAGTTTGTAAATTAAATGGTGCAATCAAAGAGTTAACTTTTTTGTTAAAAATCTTTAAAACATATTTTATACCGTTATGTACAGTTGTCATCTTGTAATAATCAGCCCCTGTAGCTAAACCTACTTTTGCACCTAATCCGAATGCACCTAATGCATCCTTACGATTACGCTTTGTAGAATAACCTACTTCTAAAATACCCTTCAATCTTCTTAAACCTACACCTACACCGTAATCTTTAACAATGAATTTATCACATCTACCTGTCCCTTCTCCTTCAAAATAAAGTAATTCAATTCCATTATTATCCTGGTCTAAATGTTTTAAGTCATAATATGACGCATCCCATTTACTGTCTTCGTATAAAGCACCTTTTCTTTGTATAAAGAACTCTTCTGGTTTAGATTCACCATTTAGAATTTTTATAGCTTTCTCCTTCTCGCTTTGAGAATCTACAGCATTTGCAGTTAATTCTCTAACAGTAGAAGGTATTGGTTTTTGGTATTGTTGTGCTTGAACAATATCCATAACCATCCCCATTGCAGCTTCATTTATAGACCTGTCTATACCAGCCGTACCAACAGGTGAACTTTTTTCTATTTCTTGTATTGCCATTAAATTGTAATTTTTAGTTTGTCTTTGATAAGCTTCTTTTGAAACTCACTTAATGCGTTCTTTTCTATTTTAATATACTTAGATGAATCATAACCAGAACTATGACCTTCTGTTCTTACTACTTTTTCAGTAGGTATTCCATCTTCAGTGTAATTATAAGTTGTAGGTGCTCCTTCTGATTGTTTTCCCCATAATGGGTAATAACATTCTAAAAAGGTTAAAGTGCCACTTTCTGTCATTCTACTAACAACTGATAACACAAGTCTATTATAATCAATTCGGTATATTACATCTCCAAGTGAAAGATGTTTTCCAGATACATCTCTAAAAGGGACAGGAATCATCCATTCCTTGTAGAAATCCTTCATTTTCGTTACCTCGTCTGGGCTCAATGGATTCATTAAGTTTTTTCTGTTTCGAGATGTGTGAGAAGCTACTATACGCAGCATTGTTGCTTGAGATAAATAACCTTTTTGTGCGTTGTATCTCTCTGCTAACATCCGATAACTTGAGTGTATTGTGTAATATGAACTGGATTTTGTCTGACACATCTTTGGCACGAAAATCCTCTTTTCCAAATCTACCATTGGTGAAGAATAATGCGGGTATTCCATATAGTTTTCTCATTTTATTAGCCGATCTAATACCAGTTAGGTCAAAATCATAAAGAGAATAAATTTCATCGAATCTATTTTTCAGATCATCATATTGTTCTTCGGATATATATTTAGTTTCGCTTTGAAAGCTTATTGCAGAATAACCTAAGTTGTATAAGACTAATATGTCTTTCATACTTTTAGTTATTATAAGCATTTTGCCTTTGTCGGGAAGCTGTTTATATCCTTGAGTAACGGAAGTATTGCAAATGAATCTATTTTCTTTCTTTTTAGGGAAATATATTTTAATATCATCATCACCAAACATATATGCATATGCCGGGTTTGATTTATGATACGTATACATTAAATTTCCATTCAAAAATACATTCTGAACTGCGTATACATTAAAGTATTCTAACAGTTCTTCACTTATGCCATAACTTTTCCAATAATCATTATCTTCTTGATTCCAATTTCTTTTTATAAACTTTATTTCTGATTTTTCTCTTTCTACCAACTGATGTTTGATAGGCATTCGTTCAACATTCGTTTTAGTTAATTCGAAATCATCTGCTATTATTAGCAATGCTTTCATAAAAGTACATCCATAATAAACCATTACCGCATCAAAACAATTACCTACAAAATGACCTGCGTGGTCTTTTAAATAGATTTCTTTTGAATTACGATGTCTGAAAAAATTACAGGTGGGATTTCTGTCGCTTCGTAAAGGGGAACAAAACTTTGCTCCCCCTTCAAACGAAACGTCAAGATTGAAATACCTTTTATAGATTTCTTCTTCAGAAACATGTTTTAGTATGTACTGTTTATCTATGTCTGGTAAAAATTCAATCATTATCCAAATTTAGGTGTTGGTGCATCATTAGTTGCGATTGCATCAAAACTTTCTGTTGCATTACCTCCCATTTCAACTGGCGTAATTCTCTCATATGGCTGACCTGTGTTAGGATTTACCTTTGCGTTAAGTCTAAATGTTTTTGGCATCATGCTTGACGAAATAAAGTCTGGAAATGTAGGGAATATAGCTTTGTCTGAGTTATTAAGAACAATCTTTAGTTTTAGTTCTTTGTCTTTAAAAACTTTTTCAACCATAGCTGTTTCAATACTTTTAGCAAAACCCAACCAGTCTTTAGACTTAATTGCATCTACTTTATCAACGTGTAAAAACGCTTTTAAAATATGCTTAGTAGAGTTTATAGTTCTTATTGCTCTATCTTTGTTGTAATACTCATGTTCAGGATCAAAGTTATTAGCCCATACTCTGTGATTAAAACTTCCTGTGTTTCCAGCTTGACTACCTTTAAAAGAGAAAATTAAATCTCCAGATTCGTCATTAACACTTACTTTTTCTAAAATTGCAGGAACATTTAATCCTGGGTTAATCTCTGCGAACTTGTTTTCGCCAGTGTAATCTTCGTTTGAAAAATCGAACATAATTTTTGTTTTTATTTATTAAAATTTTTGAAAAAAAAGAGACTTCCAACGTTATATTGAAAGTCTCATAATACTATTTTTACTAAACTGTTTCTTCTTCCGTAGTTTCTAATTCTACAGCTTCTACAGTGTTTCCTACTTTATCCAATGTAATTGTCTTCACAGATTCTTCTGTCTTTTCTATCAAAGATAATGGAAAATAAGTAACACCATCGTGTTCTTTAGAATTTAAAATGTCAATCTTCCACTCTGTATTTTCTCCTAATGCTTGGTTCAATACTTTATGACCAAAAGTGTTAGTTGAAGTAAGTTTCTTACCGTTTTCTTCTACTGCGGCAATCCAGAAAGAATTTGTAGTTACATCTTTATCTAAGAATACTTGCTTATCATCAGTTAAACTGATAGTATTTTTAGCGTTTTGACTTAACTTAATTCTTGATGCAGCTAATACTTTTACGTCAAAGTTTTCTACTGTCTTTTGTTTTGATAATCCTTGAAAATTGAACATTTTTTATGCTTTTTAAAATTAATAATTCGGTTTAAATATAAACCTGATTCCAGTTGTATGTGATATTTCCCTTTTCATCGGACTCGGCAACCACTATTTCCTGTCCTTTTAAATGCTTAGACCTTGCACCGCAAATAACATCCTCACTACTCTTGAAATTAAGAATAGTTTGGTTGTCTTTTCTGTAACAATATGCAATAGCATCGGCTCTTGCACACGTCAAAGATGATATTTTACCAGTTAAGTCTAATTCCTTTGCAGATACTTCCTCGCCTTTCTTCTCGATCATCTTGTCTGACAAATGTCCGAGTAAGATAATATTATCAGACCACGATCTTATGTAGTCTAACACTTCAAAGAATGCTTGTCGCATATACAAATAACCAGAACCCTTTGGTAAAGTTCTCACATCAGAGCCTTGCCAGTTAACACCCATCGGTGTTTTCTTGTACAAAGCTGCTGCATGAGGCATTATCAATTCTTCGAGTTTAGTTACAGTATCTACAATAATTCCACTGTATGGTTTATCATTAGCCATGATTGTGCTACCTATCTCTTTAATATCAGATAAGCTTTTTGCAAATAATGTAGTTGCTTCTACATAGTCTGCACCACCGTCTTCGAGTTCTAATAATAACCAGTCTCCATCTAATGTAAGATGTGAAGTTATTGTAGTTTTACCGCATTTGGGTTTACCAAAGATTACTAATTCTTTGGGATTGTCACGTAGTATTTTACGTGGCTTTGTTGGTAGATCCATTTTAAACTTTTAATGATTTTTGTGGAGTAAGGTGGCACTCACCAGTTTCCAAATGTTGTTCATGTAAATCTTTAAAGACGTCTATATCCATTTCGTCGAAATCAAATCTGTGCAACTTATTCCACATGGGAATAGTTATGTCAGGTTCACCTGAGCGATTTTTTACGAGTTCGAAATAGGGTATATGAAATCTGTCTTTTCCAATATACATTACTGTTGGGTACTTTTGAACACAATAATCCTTGATTCCTAATTTACCTGGCATATGAGAGAATACGATATAATCACAGCACATCTCAATAGAAGAAGCACCGAACAGACACGAGGTGTCTGGTCTATGCATTTCCTTATTGGCAATCCTGTCAATCTTACGTATTTCTCTGTTCATTTGAGATAGAATAATTCCTACTGAATGTCCTCCGTTTGATGCGATATACTTTTTCACATCAATTAGAGCATACATCAAGTCATCTATACGTTCCTTCTCGCCTTGACCCTGTCTTCCTTTAGTCAAAAGCGCATGGTCAATCTCGTAAATCAGTACTTTACCTTGCTTTTCACATTCTGTCTTCCAATAGTAAACAATTGAGTTAGCTATAGTTTCTGCAGTATCTGCGTTTTCTATAAAATCTATATCACGATCTTTTAATCCATCGTAATAGTTTTTTAGATACTTAAATTCTGAGTCACTTAGCGGTTCATCAACCGAATACAATTTGTTAAGACTTTTGTTAGAAGCAGTAACTACCGATCTACCTATTTGCTGGTGAGCTAACATCTCGAAGTTGAATACGTATTGTTTACTATTTACACTCTTATTAAGCTCATAAATAGAATCACGTAGACATTTCGATATTGTTGACTTACCTGCGCCAGATAAAGCAGCAACACAAGTTATTGTGTCTAATTCGATACCACCCATTAGTTTCTTATTCAGCCTTGGGAATTTCGTTTCTAATGATTTAATTAGTCCTTTACGTCTGTCGTCAACATACTTTAAATTCTTTTCTACTACATGAGCAGAAGAGAACTTTTCAAGTATTTTAACATTGGGCCTATCCGAGTTTTGAGTCATTTGTTATTCTTTTAGATTCTTGTTTTAGAACTTTTAAGGATAACCAATGTTTTGTTTTAATAAATTTTTCAATACCCATTGTTATAGCACTATCGTCTGCAGCCTCTTTTATTAATGAGACAACCTCTTCGTGGGTTTCTCTTCTTTTACCTATGGCTTTCAGATAGCACTCAGCGATGTCATCTTCTGATGTTGTTATGGCATTGAATCTTCTACCTTCCATATAGAAGAACTTTGGATATACGTCGAAAAGTTCGGACACCCAAGATACGATATTCATAGAGAACTTTTTCTTGTATTTTGGATTAATCTCGAAACTATCATAATAAATTTTCCCATTTCCGGTGTTCAAATCCATTATAATATCTCTTTCAACCATATCGTTTAGTTCATCTGTAGTAAGAGGACTTAAGTCTTGAAATCGCAAGCTCATCTCATAAGATTTAAGCCGCCATTCTTTCTTATCCAACTTAGGATCTCTATACAGAATTTTAATAAACATTAATTGTCTTGCTGTCAGTTTTAACTCTTGACAGAGGTTTAAATCTTCTTCGATATTGAATAACATACTCACTTTAAAAATTATGCCGATTGGCAGTTAATATTATTTTCAAAGATAGGTACTATCAACACTTTCAGACTGAAATTGTTTTAGGTTTTTGTTCACGGTCTGTTAATATTTGATTTAACATTAACTTTAATTCCTTGATATCATCAACCCACACAACACTTTCAGAGTTTTTAGCTTGGCATTGTCTTAGTTTTTTCTCATCTCGTGAATTAGGAACACTCCAATCGGGAATGTATAAATTCACATAGATTTTAGCGGCATTCTTTCCGTTTTCTAACTTAAAGATTCTGGCTACACGTCCTGTCCTTTGCGTATGCTGCGTAGGATTAATAGAACGTGAACCATCTACTCCGAGTCTAACAGAAGGATCGTCGAAACCTTGATCCAATGCCTTTGCAGAACATAATACGGAGATTTCATTGTTTTTGAATTTGCTCATTGCATCTGCAGCAAGTGTACTTCCACCGAAAACTTTTTCTTGTTTCCACTTAACTACGTGCTGGGAGTCCTTCTTCTTACTTTCGTAATACATAACTTTACTAACTCCGTCTTTTAACTTTAACTTTTCTACATTATTCAGAGCTCCTTTTTCTGTTTTGTAAATCTTCTTTTGATCTACTTTGATTGTTTTTGAGCTCATGTTTGAGTGATAAGTTAAAGCTGTGTCTCCAAGTTTAGCTGCAACAGCATCTGCAAAATCAGCAGCTTGAGAAAATGTGATAGTTTTTAAGCTAAACTCTTTTATAAGTTCAGCCGCCACATCTATCTTACGCTGGGGCATTTCTAAGAGTCTTTTACGCTCTGTGATTACCCGCATACCTTGACGAGCCCATTTCATTACATCTTTCTCGTCATAATTGTTTTGCTGTGCATAAAGCTTTGCATTTGAAGATTTTAAACATGATAATAACAGATTAAAATCGCCAAACTTGGACATAAAATAACGAACTTCTTTATTTAAAGACATTTGTCTTTCTGCTTCCTCTCTTGAGACAGGAACAGCAAGATTAAACTCTATAAAATCAGAAATCCAACCCTTACTAATAGCTTCTTTCTGTGAAATGGAATCACAAATAGGAGCAAATCGTTTAAGGAGTCTTTCTTTACCATCTAATCGACTAAGCGTTGCAGTCAATCCTAATATCCAACTGTAGTTAATCCTTTCGAATATTCTGGAAAACTTTTCAGCAGCCATTAGATGGATTTCATCAATAATAAGTAAATCTGTATCTCTATAAAAACCATTAGATAACGCAACTGTATTAATAACATGTACTTCTATGTTTTCATAGAAACCCAGGTCTTTCATTACGTTTTCCCATTGTTTTTTAAGAGGTGTAGTAGGTACAACGATAATAACTTTACCACCGTACTTCATTGTTGTAAACGTCTTCATTTTAGCTTTAATAATCAAGCCTAATGTAGACTTACCAAAGCCTGTAGCAGCTTCGATAGTGCCACGAGCATTATAGTCTTTCATCCAACGAACTACACACCGTAGTTGCCGGATATACCTTTGCGTATCCAGTTTATCTACTGGTATGTTTATCATTGTTTTCATAGTTCTATTTTTTTATTATCATGTTTTTTACTTCTACTTTATTTATATCTTTTTTCCCTAATGATAAATGTCTACCGTTAACCACATCATCTATAGCGTAATCTTCTACAGTATAGTTTTTGGGAGTAAATTCAGTATCTAATTCATCAAAATCTAAAAAAATAGTAATCTTTTTAGTTACTGTTACTTCAACTTCATAGTATGTATAGTTTTCTGCTTTCATAATTATTTCTTTAAATTAAAAAAACCAAACACTTAGGCTCATGGTGCTCTTCTGACTAAAGATTTCCATTTAGTTGAACAGTGAATTAACACAACCCGTATATGCCATATGTTTGGAGAGTTTATTTAATCTCTTTAATATTTAATCTCTTTAATATTTGATGATAAACATTGAGTACATGTAGTA